CTATGCCTTTTTCTTTCCGAAATTGACCGGGAGCGCTGCCGCGAGACCGGCACTTGCTTCCGCTTGTGCAGTCTCGAAGGCGTGGGAGTAGATGTTCAATGTGGTCGACGTCTGAGAGTGGCCAAGTGCGGCAGAGACAGTGCGCACGTCGGTGTGATTGGCGATGAGCAGCGAGGCATTGAGATGCCGAAACTGATGGATGCCGTACCACGGCAGGCCGTGACGTTCGCAAAGCTCTTTTCCCCAGTCATAGAAATCCCCAGGACGCGCCGGCGATCCGTCGAGCTTGGTAAAAAGCCGACCGCTCTCATGCCACTGATCGCCCAGCTCCAGCCGTTTCATTGCCTGCTCTGTACGTAGAGCCTTTACCATGTCGAAGATCCATGCGGGGAGCTTCAGGGAACGATGAGAGCGTGCTGTCTTTGGCGGGCCTGTGAATATCCCGTGTGCTGGATCATAGAGGGAGACGCGCTCGACTGTGACGACGTTGGTGGTGAAGTTGAAATCTCGGAATTCGAAGCCGAGCAGCTCTTCGCGGCGGTACCCGCCGAAGATGGCCAGCACAAAGAAAACCACATAGCGTAGCGGTTCACCGTCAAGTGCATCAAGGAATGCTTGTGTTTCCTCGATGGTGAAGATGTTTTTCTCCCGCTCTTGACGCTCCGGTAGTACGACACGCGGGCAAGGGTTTTCTTTGACCACGCCCATTCGTAAAGCATAAGCGAAGACGCTGGAGATGAACGAGAGATAATTTCGGATAGATTTTGGATGAAGGCCCTTAGTAGAGTCCTTTTCATTTGCCCCAGGCTCGGACAAACCGGAAATGAACTTCTGGATCTGACGCGCAGAGAGCTTGTCCATATAGAGATGCCCCAGCGCATGGTATACGCGCTTTGTAAGGGCACGGTAATTGCTGATCGTGCGCTTGCCGAGCTTTTGAGCGGCATATTCGTTGAACCATTGCTCGGCAAAGGCTTCGAATTTGATATGCCCGGCGCAGACGCCGCCGCGGCACTCCTCCTCAAAGAGAACCATTTGCCGCTGCAGCTCTTTCTCAATCTGCCGCTCTGACATGCCGGGCGTCGGCTTCCATGTCATGGACGGGCGAACCTGCTTGCCAGAGACGGTGAGGCCGCTGGATGCTCTGATTAGGTATGCGTTGCCTCGTTTGGTATATGTAGCCATAAAATAACTCCTTTCATCTTGTCAACCGCGCCCTCTCGTGGTAAGATGAAAGGGCGCGGAGGGATGGATAGACTCCATTCTTCTTTCATTTCTTCTTTCGTGGTTGTTAGGGGATATGTTTGCGCACTGCCGTCCTCGGTGTTGGTAGCACCGAGGACGGCGTTTTTTGTTTTATTCCGGATAGCTGCCGAGAACGCGGCCCAGGGTGTAAAGGGTATCGCCTTCGGAGACGATGATATCTTTGTAAGCTTGGTTGAGCGAGTGCAGACGTACTGTGCCGTTCTCTCGATCTACAATAAGCTGCTTGATATAGGAGTTTCCGTTCAGGGCGAATATGCCAATCTCCCCGGCATTGAGAACCGGCGTAGACTGGACGAATGCCGTGCTTCCGTTTTTGAACTTCGGCATCATTGAGTCTCCGGAGATCGGAACACCATAGTTTGTTCCGGATGGGATTATGCCGGAAGGATATTGCTCCATGTGCGTAACAGGCGTATCACTCAAGTAGTTACCGAGGCCTGCGGCGGCAGCTTCTTCAAAAACTGTAAGCTCGTCGAAATTGTCCTCCTTGCGGTGGTTGATCTTCGCCTTCGGAAAGGGGAGAACGGTTTGCTTAACAGGGGCGGGCTTCGTGTCAGATTTAAGGGGGTCGATTTGAGAGTTGCTGCACGGGAGTTCATCTAAATCTTCCACATAAGGATCCAGCGCGGTATCCACAATGTTGCGGATCGGCTGTCCGGCCTTCAGGTAAGCGTGCAGGAGGAGCATGGTCTTTTCGGCCTGGCTGCCGTCGAACTGGTCAACGGTGCCGATGATATCAGTTAAAGAGAGGGCGACGTTTCGCTCCAAAGCTTTGTAATATAGCAAGGCGATTCTCTTACTGTCCTTGCAGGCATAGATGTTATGGATGCTGTGCTCTGTGCCGAAGAGCCGACGGAGCTCATCTATTGCGGCGGGGCGACCGGTTTTATTATCATCGACGATGGCATCTAAGAGGGCCAACGTATCATCGCTATACCCCATCAAATAAGCGGGTGTCACATCAAATATTCTGGCGAACTCTGCAATTTTCGAGCGGGGCAAATCAACTTTACCGGATTCTATTTTTGCAATAGATGATCTGTCACCATACCCTGCCAGATCGGCTAAGTGCTGCTGAGACCACCCTCGGGAAGTGCGAAGCGCTTTGATGTTTTCGTGTAATTCCATTGAAGTCCCCTCCTCAATGAGGAAATATATCATGAGCGTGAATTTGTGTCAACATTTTTTTAGATTTCTATAAAAATATGTTGACAATTGTTCACACCGGAGGTAATATATGCGTGTGAATTACATTCACCATCAAGGCGAAAGGAGATGATGCGATTTGAATACTGCGGAGCTGAGAGCGGCCATAGCACGGGCCGGAAAGACATATCGCGGCCTTGCCAAGTCCCTTGGTATATCTGAGCAGGCATTTTACAACAAATTGAATGGCGAAAGTGATTTCAAGGCCAGCGAGATTAAGGTCCTCAGAGGAGAGCTCAATCTGACATCCGAAGAAATCAACTATATTTTTTTCAATGATGCGTGAATTTAATTCACTAAATGCGCTTGGCGGAAAGGAGGGACAGCATGGATAAGCAGAGAACAGTACATTGCAAAAAGTGTGGAAATAGAAACAGCGAAGCCGCAAATTTTTGCAGAGCTTGTGGAACCAAGCTGCGTGAGATTTGCGACTGCTGGGTAAAAAAAGAGCCATATAACTGCGGGCAGAGTGAGTGTCCGAGCTATAGGCTCTTTCAAAAGGGAAAAGAGGGATCAAATTCCTAACTGCTGCTTTGCCAGTTCACAGCCAAAATCAATGACAAATTGCCGGATAGCATCGGCGGTGAATTTTCCTGCAGATGTGAGAAACTTCTTCACACGAACGACAGCAACTTGCGTTTTTGGTGTTTCCGCAATGAGGTCCGGCAACGAAGACACCAGATTGTCGCGCTGTACCGGATCCAATGTTTCCTCTTCTTCAATCAACTCAGTTGCCGTCTCAAGAGCGGTTTCTGTCCAAGGATACGGTTTCCCGCAATGTTTGCAGTAAGACGCGCGCTCGTATGACGGTATGCCCAAAACGACACGGCCGCCCCAATCCCATTCCATAATGGGATGATTGCATGAAGGACACCTATCAATCATTTTCGAGCCGCACTTTTCACAAAATTCAGCACCATCAATCCAACGTGTTTCTCTTTCAACATGTCCGTTTTGACAAATGTGTACGCACCAATTCATTTTTACACCTCCTTCCCAGCCTCCATTCTATCACGGCGCGGAGAGGAGGGCAAGGTAAACGCTCGAAAGAGAGGAGGACACCATGAACGTAAAGAAACAGTATAGTCCGACACTAAGCCTATCATTAAAAGGCTGCGCGTTGATCGCCGCAGTAGAAACCGGCCTTCTGCCTGAAACTGAACAGGATGGTCAGCCCTGCTACAACACGAAAAAATTCGATGAGTTTTGGGCTATGTACACGGAGTTAGCAAAAAAGAGACAGGAGAATATCAGCAAGAAGCGCCACCGCCGCGCCTAAAAGCACCAGAAAGACCTGGAACGCTTTGCCGTAACGCTCATGCCTGTACTCCGAAAGTGCCTGGCGACCGAGTTCGGTAATTTGATACGCGGAGTCGTAAAACTGCACGATACCGGGGCAACTTTGTACATCCATTCGAGAGGCTTCAATATATCCACATTTCAGGAGATATTCTTCGATCTCGGACAGCCCTTCATCTCCTATCGGTATTTCGGAGTCTTCGTATCTTTTTAATTCTTTGTATTGTTCACGAGTAAGCATAGCTTCACACCTCCCTTTACCGCCAGTCTATCACGGCGTAGCGAGGAGGGCAATATCCCCTAACAACCACGAAAGGAGATCACTATGACACCTACCGAAAAACTGCTCGCTGAGCAGGAGAAAATCGTCGCTGAGCGCGGCTACTACATACGCCCCGTTCGTATGGCGAATCTGATGAAAGCGGCTTCGAGGATCTTCGATATCCTCACAAAAGCCGATACCGCAATCAGCTATGAAGAATGCCGCATTGTACTGGAGATCGTGGCGCGAGCCATCGATGCCGCGGCGCCGGATGTAAAGGAGCCACAGCCATGGCAAGAATGAGAACAGCTGAAGGCGTGATGGCCATTATCCGTGAGCAGGATCCGAAAACACAGGTCACCGTGCACGCGATTCGGCGCCTGATTGCAAGTGGAAAAGTCCCAGTGACGTGCTGCGGACGGAAATACTTGGTCGATGCTGATGCAATGATCGAGTTTATAGCGCGAGGAGGTGAGCCAGCGTGAACCGAGGCACCCGCGATACCATCTGCGCCACTATTGGCCTGCTGATCGTAATTGCTTTGCTGACTACTGTAGCCGCGCTGGACTCTCCTGGTGAAATGGACGAGCCAAATGCGTTATCGTCAGCGGCGCCGGAGCCGCGCGTAGAGATGCCGGAAGACAGCCTGCCAGCTGAGGAGTATGCGTACTGCAACGACGTGTGCCTTGGACTGTTTGAGCTTACGGCCTACTGCCCGTGCTCAGCCTGCTGCGGCAAGAATGACGGCATCACCGCTACCGGCACGGTGGCCACTGAGGGCCGTACTGTCGCGGTCGATCCGACCGTTATTCCCTACGGCACGACCATCGAAGTGATCTATGCCGATGGCAGCTCTGCGCGCTATGTTGCCGAGGACTGTGGCGGTGCGATCAAGGCCAAGAGCTTGGATGTGTTTTTTGCCGACCACCAAGCCGCGCGCGAATACGGCGTCCGGACGGCCTATGTCTTTCTTGTCCAGGAAGGAGGCAGCAATGAATAAGGATTGCTCAAAAGTTTCGATTGAGCGCGGATCGGATGGTAGATTCACGGTGCTGCTGACTGGTAGCAAAGACGATATAAGGATGCTTTGGACCATGCTCAGCGTGAGTGTTTCCAAAGCGACCAAGACCCCGCTTCCTGTGCTGTGCGCAGTCTGTTCTACCGCAGGCCCAGCTATTGAAAATATGATGGGACGCGGAAATGGCACGACCGTCGACATGAGCGTCCTTGGCAGATTCGCAAAGGGAAGGGGAGACGCCCCATGATCCGCTGCGCATACTGCGACAGCGTTACGCTGGCGCTTGATCTCAATGGCGTCGATGCCCACGTCTGTCCCCTCTGCGGCGCCGTGTTCGCTCGCAAGAGCAAAGAATCCTATGCTCTTGTCGCAGATCTGCACGGCGCGCAGGGTGTCAAGGAGCTTCTGCATTCCCTGCGGCCGCATGATCCACTGTATCGGTCAATCATCACAGCGTAAGCCTTGAGAGCTTGGCCCAGATGGTCGAGTTGTCGGGCATGGACTGGCTCTATCATCTGGGCCAAGCGCCCGAGGGATGGTACCCTCCTTTCTAACAAAAAGCGGCCCCGTAAGCAGCCGCTCGCCGTCTGAGAGATGGTGCCCCAGTGCGATTCTGGCAGGGAAACAAGCGGCAGCGCTCATGGTCGATGCATTTCTGGAAAGAAAAGGGAGCGGTTCGATTCCGCCCTGCCGCATAGAAGGAGACGTTCCTGCCCTCTGCCGGGCGTGTACCCGGCACGTCCACTCTTTCACTGCCGAGTGCCGCAGTGTCGACTAACCCTCCCTGCTGCGGTGTCCGGCAGAGGGCAGAAACTCTCTATCCTGAAGGAAAGGAGGAAACGCATTTGGAAGATCTTAGCAAGCGGTCAATTATTGACATGGCACGCGGCGCCATTAAAGAACGCGTGGACTACGAGATGACCAGAGTTGTCGAGAATATTCTTGATCCCAACACCTCGGCAACCGCAGCGCGCAAAATCACCATTACACTCAACCTCAAGCCAGACGATACGCGCCAGAACATTGCTGTAAGTTGTGTGGCCAAATCCACTTTGGCTGCAACCAACCCCGTCACTACAGCTCTCTATGTCGCCGATGAGGAATCCATCGTTGAGATGGTTCCGCAGATCCCTGGGCAGTTGGCGGTTGACGCCAGCGAGCAGGAAGCTCCGCCCATGCTCAAGCTCATTCAAACCGCTTAATTTTAGGAAAGGAAGTACATTCCCATGCTCAAAGAAGCCATTCAGTATGTGCTCGAGAATATGCGCCCGGAGGCCCAGAACCTCGGCAATCGCGCATATATCATCACCCAGAAGGGCGCGCAGGAGGTCATCGAGACTCCCATCGCGCCGGATACCGTTCCCCTGCATAGTCTCGACTCCATCGTGAAGATGATCCGTACCGAGGCTATCCATCTGGCGGATGTCAATACCCCTGCACTTTTCGTCAATATCCCTTCGCCCACCAATGTGGTCTGCTTCTCTCAGCCGGACTATGAGCAGCGCTGCCACCGCACGGTCTATTACTCTGCGGACGCAACTGATGTTCCCGGCTGGGATGCGAAAGTCACGCTCGGCTTTGAAGAGGCCCAGATTGCGCTGCGTACCCGCTTCCAGGAGACCCCAGACTCGCTCTATGCGATGAAGCTCGTCAACGACATTTCTCTCGGTGCCAAGGTCATCTACAACGACAACGGTGTTGCCACTACCGTGACCACCCAAAAGGGCGTCGCACTCCAGACCAATGAGCAGATCCGGCCCATTGTCAAGCTCCGCCCTTATCGCACGTTCCAAGAGGTCGAACAGCCTGAAAGCACGTTCCTCATCCGCATCAGCGACCGCGGCATTTCGTTCATCGAGGCCGATGGCGGTATGTGGCGCCTGACGGCCCGCAACACCATCAAGGCATTCCTGGAGGAGAATCTCGCTGCCGAGATCGAGAGCGGCAAGCTCGTTGTCGCCCTGTGAGCAAAAAAATCCCCTGCAGGTCTCACACACCTGCAGGGGAACGATTGGCACCATACCAATCCTTAGTTGCGCCCTATTGTAAGGGCAGAAAGCGAGTTTGTCAATGAAAACGACCAAAATTGTAATCAAAAATCTGTTCGGGATCAAGGAGACCGAGCTCGACGGCCGCTCTGTGGAGATCTCCGGCCCGAAAGGAAGCGGCAAAACTTCCGTCCTTGATTCTATCCGCTACGCCCTCACCAACCGCTCAGATCGTGATTATATCGTGCATCGGGGCGCCGATGAGGGCGAAATCCTCATTGAGACCGATACCGGCCTCTCCATCGACCGTAAGGCCTTGCCCGCCAAGTCTGCCGGCACGGTCAAGGTGCGCGACGGATCTCTCCTTCAGACGCGTCCGGCAGAGTTCCTCTCGCAGATCTTCACGCCGCTGCAGCTTAATCCTGTCGAGTTCACCCAGCTCTCCCGGCAGGAAAAGAACCGCGTCATTCTCAATCTCATCGAATTTGCGTGGGACACCAACTGGATCCGTGAGCAATTCGGCGAAATCCCGCAGGGTGTGGACTATTCCAAGCATATTCTCGAGGTTCTGCACGATATCCAGGCGGAAAACGGTGTCTATTTCCAGTCACGCCAGAACATCAACCGCGACATCCGCAACAAGCAGGCATTCGTTTCCGACATCGCAAAGGACATTCCTTCCGGCTACGATTTCGACCATTGGAATACATATCCCATCGGTGAGAAGTATCGTGAGCTGGAGAGCCTGAAGGAGCAGAACAATGTGATCGAGCGGGCCAGAGCCTTCCGGAACAGCCACGAGGCGAAGCTCCGCGGGCTGGAGGGTCAGCGTGACCTTGACATCGCGGCCATCGACCGTAAGACCTCTGAGGACCGTACCCGCCTCACCACGGATATCGAGCGCCTGAAGGCGGAGATCCGCTTGTATGAGGAACGGCTTGCCGGACTGGACGAGCGCAGGGAGGAAAGCGTGCGCGTGGTCATCTCCGGCTTTAATGAAAAGAAAGCCAAGCTGGAGCGCGATGCAGGGATCGCGGACCAGTATACTGGCCGCGAGCTTGCTGATACGACCGCGCTTTCCAAGGAGATCGACACGGCCGAGGCCATGCGTAAGCATCTCAATGAGTACCAGCGCATGGTTTCCATGCAGGAAGAGATCAGCAAGCTCACCGAGGAATCCGAGGAGCTGACACGCAAGATCGAGCTCGCGCGGGAGCTGCCGGCGACGATCCTGCAGACTGCGACGATTCCCGTTGATGGCCTGACCGTTGAAGACGGTGTGCCGCTGATCCACGGCCTGCCCATTTCCAATCTGTCCGACGGCGAGCTACTGGAGCTGTGCGTTGATATCACGGTGAGCAAGCCGGGACAGCTTCAGATCATTCTCATCGATGGCGCCGAGCGCCTTGATAAGGAGAGCCGCGAAAAGCTGTACGCCAAGTGTAAAGCCAAGGGCCTGCAGCTGATCGCAACGCGCGTGACCGATTCCAATGTAATGGAGGTAACCAACTTAGATGATGACGAAAGATAAGCTCCGCCAGCTTAGTGGCGACGAACGCCTCGGGCAGATGCGAGAATCCGAGTATCTGGGCGCCGAAGACATTGACGATGGGACCGAGCCGATACTGACCATTGCCGGCCTGTGGTATGGCTCCGTCACGCTCCAGCGCGGCAAGGAAAATAAGGATGTGCTCTCCTTCAAGGAAGAACGCGTACCTGGCATTCTTCAGGTGCGGCCGCTGATCGTCAACTCAACCAACCGCAAGACACTGCGTAAGCTGTTCGGCGACGCCAAGGCTTCAACGCTGGTCGGTAAGCAGATCCAGCTCTTCGTGGACCACAACGTCCGCGATCCTCAGGATGGCGGCATGACCGACGGCATCCGTATCCGGCCGTATAAGCCCCGCCCCCCGAAGCAGGAGCCCGTACCGCCCTGTGCGGACTGTGAGGGCGAGATCACGCCAGCAATGGGAAGAGACGCCCGCTGGCTAGCGGCATACACAACGAAGCACTACGGCGTTCCGCTCTGTGCGGAATGCGCGCAGAAGCGCAAGGATGCTGCGACCGCAGCCGCGGCGTCGCAGGAAGAGCAGCCGACCCCGTCTGAAGAGACTGTGGCTGAGACCGAGGAGGTGCTGTAATGGACCTTCCGGTAGTTACACCGGAGAATTATTATTCTCCGGAAATGAACATGGCCTATATGGGCTCTACGCAATTCAAGGCCTTTGAGAAATGCGAAGCGGCTGCATTGGCAGAGCTCCGCGGCGAATATACGCCGCCGACGTCACAGGCTTTTCTGGTCGGCGGATATATCGACGCCTGGTTTTCCGGCGAGCTGCCGCTCTACCAGGCACAGCATCCGGAGATCTTCAAGCGTGACGGTACGCTCAAAGCGGAGTACGTCAAAGCCACTGAGATCGTCGCCCGCCTTCAAGCGGACGAGCTCTATTCCATGCTCATGTCGGGAAAGAAGCAGGTCATCCGCACCGGTGTTATCGCCGATGTTCCTTTCAAAGTTAAGATCGACAGCCTGCTTGACGCCAATACCTGCAATGTGATCGCCAACCGCTGGCCGCACACGGCAGCCGCGCTGGGCTTTTGCGATGGGGCCATCGTAGATCAGAAAATCATGCGGGACACAGCAGAGGTGTGGTCCGAGGAAGACCATTGCAGGCTTCCGTTCGTCGAGGCTTACGGCTACGACCTTCAGGGCGCAATCTATCAGGCCATCGAGGGACACTTCCTGCCGTTTATCCTCGCCGTCGGTACGAAGGAGGATGCTCCGGATCTGGCGGCCCTCTATATCAACGACGATGACCTTGCAGCCAAGCTCGCTGAGGTCGAGGACCGCGCGCCGCGGTATCAGGCTATCAAGGATGGAAAGGTCGAGCCGCGCCGTTGCGAGCATTGCGCCTATTGTCGGGCGACCAAATGCCTCACGGCCATTTTGGACTACAGGGAGATGAATTACCTTGCTGAATAAAATCTTCATCATGGGACGTCTGACCCGTGATCCAGAGCTGCGCCATACGCAGAGTGGAACGGCCGTCGCGTCGTTTTCCCTCGCTGTGGATCGAGACTTCAAGGAGCAGGACGGCAGCAGAGTGACAGACTTCATTGACTGTGTTGCATGGCGATCCAGCGCGGAATTTGTGGATAAATACTTCTCCAAAGGCCGCATGGCTGTGGTTGAAGGCCGACTCCAGATCCGTGACTGGACGGACAAGGACGGCAACAAGCGCCGCAGCGCCGAGGTCATCGTGAACAGCATTTATTTCGGAGACAGCAAAAAGGACGGAGATTCTTCCTACGGAAACTACCGTGCAGCTGGCGCTCCGGTCGATGTGAGCGCGTCCGACTTTACGGACGTCGAAGACGATGGCGAGTTACCGTTCTGATCTTGCCGCAGAAATCAAAGAGCGACTTACCGCACGGCAGGTCATTGAGGCTTACGGATTCCATCCTAACCGAGCAGGTTACATCCAGTGTCCATTTCATGCTGGTGACAGACACGGAAGCCTGAAGATCTATGACGGTGATAAGACGGGCTGGCATTGCTTCGGCTGTGGGGCCGGTTCCACCGTCATAGACTTCGTGATGAAGCTCTTCAATATCAATTTCCGGCAGGCATGCTTGCGCCTTGATGCCGATTTTTCCCTTGGATTGACAGGCAAAAGGCCCAGTGCGGCGGAGATATCCGCTGTACTGGCTGCCCGCCGGCAGGAAGCAGAGAGAAAAGCAGCGGCGGATCGTGAATACCGCAGGAAAGCTGCAGAGCATTGTTATTGGTGGCAAGTCAAGAAACTGTTTGAGCCGGACAATGCAGACGCGGATGTCGGTTACATTCACCCGTTGTATGCAGAAGCATTAAAACGACTACCAAGCCTTGAATACTGGCTTGATGAACATTTGGGGGATTGAGTTTTGGGAAACGATACGCAAAAACCAGCCAGATGGAGTTACACAGCGGAGGACTTTCTGGAATCTACTGCGCCATACGAAGAGCTGGAAAAATGCAATGGCGATCCATTCCTCCAGCAGCGTATGATCGAGGCAATGAGTAAATACGCCGCAAGCATCGGCTTCCGCGGCCTGAAGCTCATGTATAAGCGCTACCAGCAGAGCATCCGAACATCACAAGGAGCCTATATCGGCGAAAATCCAACAAATTTTGAGAATCAGCCTATTGAACTTGATGCTGGTAAGTGGGAGGCGGATGACAGCGGTGTGCGGAGATCAGACGGGTTTGGAGATGCTGTTGCCTGCCCGCACCCGATTCTTCCTGTCGAACGGCTGGTAAACATTGATACCGGTGAAGAAAAGCTGAGGCTTGCGTTCCGGAAGGGAGCCATCTGGCGGAAGATTATCGTGAGCAAGGTTATACTCGCCAATGCGAATAAAGTGACTGAACTGGCCGGCTGTGGCGTGGCAGTCACGAGTCAGAATGCCCGTGCCTTTGTAGAGTACATATCGGACATCGAGAACCTCAACTATGATGTGATCCCAGAACGGAAAAGCATCGGACGCTTCGGATACATTCCGGATGAAGGCTTTTCCCCCTTCGTGGACGGTCTGATCTTCGATGGCGACGCCAGCTTTGCCGCGATGTTCCAGACGGTGCGCAGTCACGGCTCTGAAGCAAAGTGGCTGGATATTGCCGCAGAAGTGAGGGCGATGTCCACGACGGCAAAAATCATTCTTGCAGCATCTTTCTCCAGCGTGCTTCTTGAGCCGCTCGGCTGTCTACCGTTCTTCGTACACCTCTGGGGCGTTGACTCAGGCACCGGCAAGACTGTTGCTTTGATGGTAGCCGCAAGCGTTTGGGGCGATCCCGCTATCGGTAACTACGTCAAGACCTTTGATGGAACGGTCGTCGGCATGGAAAAGACGGCGGCATTTCTCAATGAGCTGCCGCTGTGTCTCGACGAGCTGCAGCTTGCCAAGGACAACAAGGGCCGCACGAATTTCGACGTCTATAAGCTCGCGCAGGGTGTTGGACGAACCCGCGGCAACCGTGCCGGCGGCGTCGATCTGACGCCAACCTGGCACAACTGTATTCTCACAACGGGAGAAAGCCCACTGACCGGACAAGCCTCCGGCGCCGGTGCGGTCAACCGTGTTATTGACATCGAATGCAAAGCGTCTCAGGCCGTTATAAAGGACGGTATGCATGTCTCCGGTATGGTCAAGCGCAACTATGGCTATGCCGGCAAACGGTTCGTGGAGGAGCTCTATAAGCCAGGCGTGATCGATCAGATCGCACCGCGGTATCAAGAGCTGTTCCGGGATCTGAGCGATCGAGACACGACTGAGAAACAGGCTATGGCGGCCGCAGCGATCGTCCTCGCGGACGAATTGGCGTGCCAGTGGATCTTCGCCGGCGCGCAGAAGCCGATCACCGTGGAAGAGATCTCCGAGTTTCTCGCGTCCAAGGCGGCAGTGTCAGCCGGTGACCGCGCTTATAAATACCTCTGCGGATGGGTAGCGCAGAACAGCAATCACATGGTCGGCCGCTCGGAAACAATCGACGTTTACGGAAGTATCGAGGACGGAAAGGCATATATCATCCGGCCAATCTTTGAACGTGCTCTCTCTGATGCAGGATATTCGACCGCTGCCACGCTGTCTCACTTGAAGGAAGCTGGACTGATCGAAACGCGCGGCCGTGCTATGACCAAATGCAAACGCATCAACGGCGTACAGACGGAGTGCATCTGTCTGACGCTACCTCTTCTTTCCGAAGATGAAGAGGAGAGCGGCGAGGAACTGCCGCTGTAAATGCGGAAAAGTGCGGAGCTGCGCGGTACATCTGTTACGCGCCCGCAAGCCCTTGTGTCGCAAGGCTTTGACGGCATTTTTCAGAGGGGCGCGGAACTGAGGAACACGATATACACCCCTATAGGAAAAGTTTGTGCGAGTGTGGGAATTAACGGAAATTTAACGTACATGCAAAAGGCGAGGAAATTTTCACATTTTATGTTCCGCAGTTCCGCACATACCCGCAAACCCTTATGCCGCAAGGCTTTGACGTGCGGAACAAGTTTTCCGCGATGCTCCGCAGTTACGCACAAAAGGAGCAAAAAATGAAATTACGAGACTATCAAATCGACTGCATCGACACGATCGAAGCGCAGCCGCCGGGCGCGTACCTTGCTCAGATGGCGACAGGGCTCGGCAAGACGGTAACCTTTGCAAACCTCCCGCGGCACGGGAAGCGTATGCTGATTCTCTCTCACCGTGAGGAGCTGGTAGAGCAGCCGCGCAAATACTTCGATTGTTCCTTCGGCGTCGAGCGTGCAGCACTCCGAAGCTACGATGAGGAGGTCGTCAGCGCGTCGGTTCAGTCCCTTGTGCGCCGTCTGCACCGCTTCCAGCCAGATGAATTTGGCTTAATTATCTGCGACGAGGCACACCACGCCGCAGCAAATACTTACCGGAAGATCTTCGACCACTTCACACCGGACAAGCTCATCGGTTTTACTGCGACGCCGAACCGCGGCGATAAGGTTCGTCTGGATACAGTGTTCTCCAAGATCATCTTCCAGAGAGATCTTCGCTGGGGCATTGAGCACGGATATCTCTGCGACATCTTCTGCCGGCGTGTCAACATCGGCTATGACCTGAGCCAAGTCCACACACAGCGGGGGGACTATGCGCCTGGTGAGCTGGATGAAGCAATGGAAGGCACGGCTGACGCAATCGCGCAGGCATACCGAGAGCTGGCCACCGGCGCAACACTGATCTTCGCTGTCAGTGTCCACCATGCCGAAGAGATTGCAAAGCGGATTCCTGGCGCTGTAGTAGTCACTGGCGAGACCAAAGATCGTGCTGCCATCATCAAGGCGTTTACCGCTGGTGAGATTCCTTGCATCGTAAACTGCATGGTTTTCACAGAGGGCACCGATATTCCCCGCGTGGAGACGGTTATCATCGCCCGTCCTACACAGTCTGAGTCGCTCTATGCGCAGATGGTCGGGCGCGGGTTGCGGCTATATCCAGGAAAAGAAAAGCTCAATCTGATCGACTGTGTTGGCATTACGGGCCGCTCATCGCTTTGCACAGCGCCTTCGCTGCTCGGGCTGGATATGTCTAACGTACCGGTACGCAAAGCCAACGAAGTTGTGGGCGACATTTTTGACCTGCCGGCAAAGATTGAAGCTGCCAGCGATGCGCCGGAGAGCTGGATTCGCAATATCGAGATCGTTGATCTCTGGGCGAAAGGACAGAAATACAACACCCATGACATTAACTTCTTCAAAATGCCGGATGGTTCACTTGTGTGTTCGCTGAAAGATAAACAGAAAATCACCATTCCCTGCCCAGACGCTCTCGGCATGGTCTGCATGCCGGATGGCACCCGCTGCAAAATGCAGGAAGCTCTCGATCTCGCGTATTGCCAGCTGATTCGAGATCATCTGGACTGTCGACATTTGTGGGATCTTCAAATCGTCAAAAAGTGGGGGCGCATGCCAGCAACCGAACGTCAGTTGGCACTTATCCGCAAGCGATGCCAGGGCTACGACCCAGCGGGGTTGAGCAAAGGCGATGCCAGTCAAATCATTAACCGTCTATTCAACGAGCCAAAGAAAAGGGGGATGCGCTTATGAAGCTGTATGTAACAAAAGCAGAGGACCGAGATCTGATGGTCATGATTCTTGCCAGAAATGGTTATACCGTCCGCCAGGGCAAGGAGAAAAAACCTGAAACCAAGCAGACGGTCGCTTTTGTGGAGGTAATTGAGAATGGCAAGTGAATCCAGCCATCAGCAGGCGGTGATTAAATGGTCACAGCAGCCGTCTGTGCGTGAGCGGTATCCGGAGTTGGCTCTGCTGCACCACATCAAGAACGAGACGAAAGAGGGCGCTGCGCAGGTCGCTGTGGATAAGGCGATGGGCGTCAAAAAGGGTGTGCCGGATATGCACCTGCCTGTCGCCCGCGGCGGCTATCACAGCCTCTACATCGAGATGAAGAATGAAACCGGCCGCGCAAACGATGCGCAGAACTGGTGGCTCGAACGCCTGAAGCTGGAGGGTAATTATACCGTGGTCTGCCACGGTTGGCAGTCTGCGGTGAACATCCTCACATGGTATCTCGGACTGGGTGAATACCATGCCTGAGTTTGCCCTGCCTTATGAGCAGGCTGCCATGCATAACGAAGAAATGCCGGCGGGTTTGAGTATCTATGACCAGGCAGCCTATCAGGCCCTCCGGCACCTATACCGCTCGTACCGCATGAAAATCATCGACCGCGCTCAGGCTGCTCATGAAAAGAAGATGATCGTCAAAGCTCGCAACGAGGCTGTCGCTGTTGCTGCATTTGAGCAGAGATGCGCATTTAACCGCGCCGAGACGATTCGACTCACTGAAGCAGCTAAAGCCGCCTGCAGAAAAGATCCCTCTGTTGAAAATGTTATCCGGCTGGTCAATGTACTTGACGGCCTTGAAAGGAGACCTCCCAATGAAGGAAGCGGATATCAATAAAACCGCAATCATCTCCAGACTTAAAGCGTACCGTGAACGCAACGGCGCCAGAGCCTATCGTATCGTGGCTCACTATGTCGGCTCAAAACGCATCTCTGATGACGTGCTTCGTGCCATTGTCAGCAACGCCTACCGTATTTCCGATGAAGCGTGGATGCGCATTGATGCGACGCTTGATGACCTTGAAAAGAAGGAGGCAATGAGGCATGAAAAATAAGCTGGTTGATTTGAATAATCATCTCTTTGCGGAACTGGAACGCCTGAGCGACGAAGATCTGCAAGGTGACGAGCTGACGGCAGAAATCGACCGTGCGAAAGCCATTACGGGCGTTGCGTCTCAAATCATTGCGAACGGCACGCTTGCCCTGAAGGCAAGGGTCATCGCCGATAATAGCTTGTCCGCAGATTTCACCGTGCCTGCGATGCTGGAGGATTGAGCCATGCCGAAACGCATCTATCCGCTGGAGTTGCACACTTTCATCACCGAGCACGCTGCTGGCACGACAAACAAGAAGCTTGCAGATCTTATCAACGCACGGTTCGGTGATGGCTATATGATCGAGTCGCAAGTCAAGGCATACCGGAAGAACCATCATCTTCCAAGTGGTTTGCCGAAGGGCCGAGCGACATACTTTTCCAGAATATTTCCTGAACCGGTGGTTCGGTACATCATGGACAACTATGTTGGCACTGGTCCTACTGAAATGGCAGGTAAACTGAATGCAGCATTTGAAACGAACTATACCGTCGCTCAAATCAACGGGTATTACAGCAATCATCATCTCAACTGCGGCATTACCGGCCGTTTTGAAAAAGGACACGTCCCCGCCAACAAAGGTAAGCATCCGCCGACGGTCGGCCGTATGGCAGAAACCCAATTTAGGAAAGGCAATTTGCCACACAATACTAAGCCTATCGGTTATGAGCGAATCAGTAAAGATGGTTATGTTGAGGTAAAGGTCAAGATGCGGCCGAGCAGCCCATATTGCAACGATAACTTCATTCCGAAGCACCGTCTGCTCTGGGAGGCTGAGAATGGCCCCGTTCCAAAGGGCCACAAACTGATTTTTGCGGATGGAGATAAGACTAATATCTCGTTGGATAACCTGTTGCTCATCACTGATGCTCAGATGGCACGGCTGAACAAGAGTGGATTTGTAAAGGTAGATAAGGATCTGACCGTTGCAAGCCTACTTGTCTGTGATGTGATCAGCAAGACAGCACGACGGAAAGAAGAAATGACGAGAGGAAAAAAGCATGAAAAAAACTGTTGAAGTAACCTATTGTGATCGCTGCAGTACGGCGATTGATCCGGACGAGCTTAAGGTTTGTGCGGGATTCGATCTCTGTCAGCCCTGTGCAGCCGAGCTTCAGATTCGTATTAAGGCGTTCGTGGAGGAACTGAAGACACCGGAACGACCGGGAACTGAAGACACAGTTGAGCCGGCTGAGAATCCTCCAGCAGAGCCGATACCAGTATCAGAGCCTCCGATTCAACACGAGACCGTGCCAGAGAAGTATGGCGGCTTTCTGCATCTTAAATGTTCTGGGTGCGGCGCCACTAAGACCTTTTGTGCGAAGAAGCCTATGAGTGTGTACCACTGCTATGACTGCGGCACGGACACAGATCTTACAAACAACCTGACTCCAGTATATGCAAACTGTGAGTGTGGAAAAAGAGCGCGGTATATGACGAACGTGACCGAATGGGGCTTCGACCTTGCTTGTGTGGTCTGTGGCGCACCAGTAGCCGTCGAATATCGGCCGGGCATCAACCAGTACCAGACCTGCGGAAAGTCGTTTGTGAAGTCGCGTAAGCGGAAGAAGTGAGGTTTATATGAACATCCTTGAGAGAATGGCTGTAAATGGCGCTGAAGAGCGCATTGCGAGCTTCCGGGCCATGCAGCAACGCGACTATGAGTTTAAGATTGCACACGCAGAGGAGACAGCATATAAGTTCCTGGAGCATCCGCAGATCGATGGCATGGCCTATGTGGCGGTCGGTGGCCTCGACAGCATTACACTGCTTTGCTTCCTTCGCTCGATTGGTATTGACCTTCCTGCGGTCTCTGTGTCCGTGTTGGAGGATAAGAGTATCCAACGTGTGCATATGGAGCTGGGTGTGACAGCACTTAAACCGCTACGTTCCAAAGTCAATGTGATCAAGGAACTCGGTTGGCCTGTCTTGTCAAAGGAAATCGCTGGGAAAATCAGTCTGCTCCAGCATCCGTCTGAGAAGAACGCCACTGTTCGCCACGCTATTATCACGGGCGAAACCGGTGCGTATGGAGGATACCGGAAGAATACGCGCATGAAGCTCTCCCAGAAGTGGCTCGAGAGATTCGGCGGTGCTGATGCGGAGGGGGCAGCTCTCGGCTATGCTGCGGCACCTTTCCTCGTATCAGACAAGTGCTGCTATTACCTGAAGGAAAAGCCGTGCAATGATTATGCCAAAGAGAGCGGCCGCTTTCCGATGATGGGGCTCATGGCTTCCGAAGGAGGGCGTAGGCAGAAGGCTCTTATGCTCAACGGCTGCAACTACATCTCACCTGGCACGAAACGTAGCGCGCCGTTTGCAATCTTCAATCGGCAAGATTTGCTCCGCCTCAACCGCATTTTGGACGCGCCGGTACCGGAAGTGTACGGCGAGATTGTTGGTGAAGATGTCGATGGAGTGCATTATACGGCCGCATATATCCGCGAGATTGCGGCCACGGAGCCGGACCGCCTTGACAGAATCACGCTCCGGACGACGCTTGCACAGCGTACCGGATGTTCCATGTGCGGCTTCGGTATCACCTTGGAGAAGAGACCGCACCGCTTTGACCTACTGAGAGAACAAAATCCACAGGAATGGGAATTCTGGATGAAGCATGTGCTCCAGGACGAAAACGGTGAGTGGTACGGCTGGGGGCGTGTGCTGGACTATATCGGTGTCGGGTGGGAAGACATTCCTACATCAAGAAAGTGAGGGCAACACGATGAACCGTCAACAGCGCCGCTTTATGAAGCGACAGAAGGCGCCACATCAAAGCTATGCAGACGTACTGGCACGGCAGCGTGAGGCTCACGAGGCGGTCGAGAAGGCTGCCCGTGACGCCGCCGTGAAGGTAGATGCCGACATTCGTACGCAGCGGGCCCTATGGCTCTCTGTCATCTCCATGGCTGAAGCGTTCGGACTCGGTCCAAAGCGAGTCCAGCGTTATTTCGAGGTCTTGCAGAAGAACCATGACTGGTTGGTTGCTCTTGAAGCTGACGATGATATCGTTGCTTATGAGAAGCTCCGGCAGCGTGCGGAGGCGGCATCTGGTGTCCACATCGAATATCTTTATGAACATGAGATACAGGCCGCTATTGACGCGGCGAGGAAGGCGGTAGAGTAATGTTCGGAGCAACGTCTGATACCTACATATTTTCTGATTTCGGGAAAGCCATGCACACGTTTGCTTATGACCCCGATGCGCCGAGCGGCAGGTATTTTCGACGTAGTCAGGAGCAACGCAGGAAAATGAGAGAAGGAATAGGAGAAGAAAATAATGGCCCGCTATTTTAAGATCACGGAGATTAACGAGGATGTCTATGAAAGCATTACTGGAGAAATCCTTGACTGTGCTCAGGTAATTGCTCCGGCCGATGGTGACGTATATGTGGCTGTTGATGAGGAAGACGAAAGTGAGATCTCCGTTGGGTTGGAGTACTTCGATTAAATTGATCGACACCCAACAGATGCGACCCCAAAACAGCCTAATTTCGGCCATGTAATGCGTTACATGACCTGTTGGGTGTAAAGCCGGTATTGGCAAAGCTTTGCGGAACGTAAAACCGGTATTTTTTATGCATGGTCTGACTACTATGCCAACCCAGCAGGTGGGCGTCAAAATTTGAGTGCACCGGCAACGGCGCACGAGAATTTTGACGCCCCACAGGAAGAGAGAAAAGTAACTTTTTCGAGTGTTTGAACATGTCCGATTTTAGAGTTTTTTTGAGATGCAAAAAGGGGATACTCGTTGACAACTCTCAAACCGTTGGGAACGCTACGTTTTTTCTGCTTGCGCGTGCAAGTTTTTTACCCAAGCTATAGACACCTACGGTAAAATGGCGTTCCGTAATTCAGTAATTATAAAACTTTTGAGGAGAGGAAAAGAAATGGTGCTTGAAGCTATGCAGTACTCGGCGGCAGTATTGTGGGTCATTGCCGCACTACTATGGATCCGCAATCAGGTCCGTATAAAAAGAGCTATCACAGAACTGAATCGTGAGGTCTCAAAGCTAAAGGAGTCTGACAATGACCAGCCAGGAGAAGTGCTTTCCGCGGAAGCTACAGTCAATGAGGGAGCGGCGTCATCTCTCACGGCAGAGGCTGGCAGATCTGTGCGGTATAAGTCAGAGCACGATTGCTAAGTATGAAAGGGGCGAAAGATTCCCTACGATAGACGTGCTCATCATGCTGGCAGACCTTTTTGACACCTCTATTGACGAACTTGTCGGGCGAAAATAATTTTTTAGGGGTGGGACTCTCTGTACATTATTGCCCCCAAAACCCATGTTATGCTGGTATCAGGAAGATCACAATTCCTTTTCCGGCAACAAGCGGTCGAACGGATCTTCTGATGAAGATGACTGTTCGACCGCTCTTTTTTACAGGGGGGCTCATTTTGCTGAAATCATGCGTTTACTGCGGCAAGGCGCATCCTATTGGGGTTGAGTGTTCCGAGAAACCGAGATATGACCGGCCGCGCGTTAGCCAGGCCGACAAATTTAGACGGAGCTATGCGTGGAAGACAAAGCAGGCTGCGATACTGCAGCGTGATTTTCACTTGTGCCGAATCTGTAACGATGGTAAATACGGCCGCTATGACGGAAGGCTTTACTCGGCTGTTCGTGTGAAGCTGTCGGTGCATCACATTGAGCCATTGGCTGAGTGCTTTGAGCGTAGGCTGGACGATGAGAATCTCGTCACTGCATGTCCTTGGCACCACAAAATGGCTGACGACGGTGAGATACCACGCGACTACCTTCATGAGCTTGCTGCAACACCCCCCCGGTGGGATGTGACTTGACGAGACGGCCTTCTTGTCGACCGAACAGCAGTCATCAAAACACACTATTTTCCTGCAACGAAATTCTGAGAAAGGAGCCAGCAATGCCGAAAGCGAAGAGTGCAGCCGTGAAAAGCGGCCACCAGACCAAAGCTGAGAAGGCTGCCCGCCTTGATGCGGAGGAGCAGCTGCGCGGCGACGCCGTGGATACGCTGGAGCCTCCTGAATATCTCAACGACCGGCAGCGGCAGATCTTCCGCGAAGTCTTCGCCCTGCTGAAGCCGACGAAGATCCTCAACGCCGGCGACGTCTATATGCTCACGAACCTCGCCATCAGCATCGAGCGCAAGGAGTGCATGGACGACATGATCAACGGCAAGCCGGAGCTGATGGCGAGCGCCAATTTCATGGCCAGCCGTGAGCGCTACGAAAAGAGCTATCTGCGCTGCTGCGCGGAGCTGTGCCTTTCTCCCGCGGCACGGGCCAAGATGGGTCTGATGGCGGCGCAGGGAAAAGCCGACGCCGATGATCCGCTCGCAACTGCCATGAACGGGGGCGCCGATAAGTGATCAAAGCACACCCGGCCTACCGGTATGCGCAGAAGGTGCTCAAAGGCGAGGTGAAGGCCCCAAAATATGTGATCTTGCAATGCGCCGAGTTTATCCAGGTCGCCAACGGCAAGAGTCGGAAGTACATCATCGACGAAGATAAGCTCGATCAGATTATGCGCCTGCTGAGGCTGTTGGTGATGCCGAAGGGCCTGAAAGCCTATCAGACGGTGGCGGAGGCACTCGCCGGCTTCCAATGGCTGTTCATCGTGGCGGTGCTCTGTACCGTGTACCGCAGCAACCGCGCAAAGCGCCGGTATCAGACGGCCATCCTGGAAATCTGCCGAAAGAACGGCAAGACCTTCCTTGTGGCGGTGCTGTTTATCCTTCTGCTTCTCACAGAGCCGAAGTTTTCCAAGTTCTATTCCGTTGCGCCGGATGGTTCGCTTTCCCGTGAGGTAAAAACAGCCATCGAAGAGATCATCCGCAGCTCGCCGGCGCTGATGGGGAAGCTGAAGGGCAAAGACAAGTTCAAGATTCTGCGCGATTCTATCGTCTGCAACGTGCAGGAAAATACATATTTTCCGCTTAATTACTCGACGAGCCGCCTTGACGGTAAGCTTCCGAGCGTGTTCCTTGCCGACGAGGTTGGCGCGCTGCCGAATGCATACGTGCTGGAGGCTATGCGCTCTGGTCAGCTGACAATCCTCAACAAGCTCGGCTGCGTGATCTCCACGAAGTATCCGAAGACCAAGAATCCCTTTGAGGATGAGATCGGCTATGCCAAAAAGATCCTCGACAGCATCATTGACGACGAGACGGTCTTCGCGCTGCTCTATGAGCCGGACGATCCGACGAACTGGATGAGCGACGATCTGATCCTGATGCACGGAAATCCTCTTGCTCTGGAAGTACCGGAGATCATGGAGGACCTGAAGCAGAAGCGCCAAGCTGCCATCGAGGTCGAGGCTCGGCGCGAAAACTTCCTCTGCAAGCACTGCAATATCATCTACCAGGGCATCGGTACGGAGACGTATATCCCTGTGGCGGATGTGCAGGCCTGCAAGGTCGAGCACATCGACTGGACCGGCCGCGAAGTCTATCTCGGCGTCGACCTGTCCATGACGAACGACAACACCTCCGTTGCGATGGCAGCCTATGACGGGGAAAGTGAAAAAATCCTCGCTGATGTCGTCGCATTCGTTCCGGAAGGGCGTATCGAGGAGAAGAGCCGCGCCGAAAAGATCGACTACCGGCAGTTTATCTGCGCTATGAAGTGCATTGCCTGCGGCGACCGGACGATCGACTACGCCGTGGTTGAGGATTTCGTCTTTAACATCGAGGCGAAATACGGCGTCACGGTCATGGGGCTCGGTTTCGACCGTATGAATTGCCTCTCTTCTGCCCAGAAATGGGAAAACGGCCGTGAAGCGAACGAATTTCACCCGGCGAGCGCCGGTTATACGGTGTGCGAGGTGAAGCAGCACTCCAGCGTGCTGCATCCGGCGACGAAATGGCTCTCGGAGATGATCACAGACGGCAAATTTGCCTATGAGCCCAACGATCTGCTGGAGATCAACTTTGAAAATGCCCGCTGCACCTTCGATACCAACCTCAACCGGTATGTGAACAAAAAGCGCTCGGCGGGAAAGGTGGACATGGTGGTGGCGCTGATCAACGCCGTCCACATGCTGCAGCAGAATACGCTCTTCGGAGAGGCTCTTGAGTGGGGCGCGATCGTGATTTGATGAAGTACGAGGTGACAAAATGAGGCTTTTCGGCCGAACAATCGAGATCCGCAGCGATCAGGCATTCGATGATAAGAATCTGGACATCTCGCTGCGGGCCGCTCTGGGCAGCAGCGCCGTGACGGTAGCGAGCATTTTGAATATTCCGGCGGTCAGCGGCAGCGTCAATTTTGTCGCGGGGACGATCGCTTCGCTGCCGATCCGGCTTTACCGCACGGAAGGCGGGAAATCGACGGAAGTGACCGACGATTACCGCCTGAGACTGCTCAATCAGGAGACGGGAGATCTTCTTGACGCCTTTTCCTGGAAATGCACGCTGATTCGCGACTATCTGCTCGCGGGGAATGGCTACACCTACGTCGCGTGGGGCAAAAATCGGATCGAGGGGCTGTTCTATGTCGATCCGAACCAGGTAGGCATCGAGGTCGGCACCGATCCGATCTTCAAGTCGGCACATTTCCTGATCGGCGGCGGGCAGTACCGTGCGTATGAGATCCTCCGGCTGCTGCGCAACACGAAGGACGGCGCGACCGGTACCGGTCTCGTCACAGAAAATCCGATGCAGCTGGAGCTGATGCTCAATGCACTGAAGTATGAGAACCGCATGGTGCGCACCGGCGCGAAGAAAGGCTTTCTGAAGGCCACTTCGGGAAAAAAGCTGACGCAGAGCGCGGTCGATGAGCTTCGGAAGGGCTGGAGGATGCTCTACAGCAGCGACAGCGACGAGACCGTCGCCGTGCTCAACGACGGCATTGAGTTTCAGGATGCCGGCCAGACGGCGGTGGACAGCCAGCTCAATGAGAACAAAAACACCAACGCTCGTGAGATCTATCACCTCTTCGGCATCGCGCCGTCTATCTTTGAGGGCGGCGCGTCGGCTGAAGATCTGAAGAACACCGTGCGCTTCGCGATCAAGCCAGTCGTGATAGCGCTGCAGACGGCGCTCAACCGTTTCTGCTTGCTGGAGAACGAGAAGGGCACGCTTGCCTTTGAGATCGATATGGACGCCCTCGATGGAACGGATATGCTTGCGCGCTATCAGGCCTACGAGATCGCCGTCCGAAACGGCTGGCTGCAGCTCGACGAGGTGCGCTATGACGAAGGCCGCAATCCGCTGGGGCTCAAATTTATCCGCCTTGGCTTGGATACCGTGATCTACGATCCCGATACCAAGATGATCTATACACCGAACACCAAGGAATGGGCCAGTATCGAGAAAGGAGGGAAGCAATTTGCAGGTAGAAATCAGAGCTGACAAAGCAGGAAAAAAGAGCGTGTGCGTAAGCGGCTATGTCAATGTCGTCGAGCGCGAATCGCGCGTACTGCATGACCGCAGCGGCCCGTATATCGAAAAGATCGCGGCGGGCGCTTTTGCCAAAGCCATTGCGGCCGGAGGCCCGATCGAACTGCGGTTCAATCACAGGACGATCCTCGGCTCCACAGAGGACAAGTCCGTTGAGCTGCGCGAGGACAACATTGGTCTGCGCGCGGTTGCGCCGTCGGTCACAGATCCGGCAGTTGTTGCGGCGGCCGAGAAGCAGGAGCTGCGCGGCTGGTCCTTTGGCTTCGTCAAGAAGCAGGATAGCTGGAGCACGGATGACAGCGGTATGCGCCACCGCACGCTCCATGAGCTCGAATTGCGAGAGGTCTCCATTCTCGATAAGACACCCGCGTACATTGCCACGAGCATCGAAACGCGCGGTGAGGATGAGATCCTCGTGGAGTACCGCGTCGACGTAATGGTCGGCGATGAGGGCGTCGATTACGCCAGACAGACCGAGCGCAAGGTTGAAGAAGAGACCCACACCATCACCGGAAGTGACGAATCCATGATGTTCGTCGCCTCTAAAACCGTAGAAATCTACAAGATGAAAAGGAGAATGAGAGAATGATCCCTATCAACGTCAAGAAGTATAAAGAGCGCCAGACGGAGCTGATCACCAAGCTGGAGGGCATGGTGCAGACCTGCCAGACCGAGACCCGCTCGTTCAACGAGGCCGAGCAGGGTGAGTATGCTGCCATCATGCAGGAGCTGCGTTCCATCGAGGATACCATCGGGGCCGCCGGCGTCGTGGAAGCTTCTCAGAAGAAGGTCGACAAGCCTGCCGGCGGCACGGAGCAGCGTTCTCAGGAGGAAGTGGAGACCCGCGCATTTGAGTGCTATATCCGCGGCATTGCGCCCGATGTGGAGACCCGTGCGGCGGTCAACATGACCACCGGCGACAACGGCGCCGTGATCCCCACGAGCATCGCCAATAAGATCATCGAGAAGGTCATCGAGATCTCCCCGCTGTTTTCCATGGCGACCCGTTACAATGTCGGCGGCACGCTCAACATCCCCAAGTATGACGAAAGCACGCAGAAGATCACGATGGCCTATGCTACCGAGTTTTCTGCGCTGACGAGCACCGCCGGCAAGACCACCAGCATCTCCTTGTCCGGCTTCCTCGCCGGTGCGCTGTCCAAGGTGTCCATCTCCCTCGTCAACAACTCCAAGTTCGACATTGTTTCCTTTGTTATCCGCAAGATGGCAGAGGCCGCTGCGGACTGGATCGAGAACGAGCTGATCAACGGCACTGCGAGCAAGATCGAGGGCCTTTCCTCGGCATCTGCGGCTGTCACGACCGCCGCGTCTACCGCGATCACCTCCGACGAGCTGATCGACCTGCAGGACAGCGTTCCCGATAAGCTGCAGGATGGCTGCATTTGGCTGATGACGCGCAAGACCCGCAGCGCGATCCGCAAGCTCAAGGACGGCGATGGCAATTACCTTCTGCAGAAGGACTTTACCTCTAAGTGGGGCTATACGCTGCTCGGTAAGCCCGTCTACACCTCCAAGAATATGCCGGAGATCGCTGCCGGCAAGAAGCCGGTTTTCTATCTCGACCCGAAGGGCCTCGCCGTCAAGGTCACGGAGAACCCCTCTGTGCAGGTCCTGCGTGAGAAGTTCGCAGACGAGCACGCGATCGGCGTGATCTGCTGGCTCGAGATGGATGCCAAGATCGAGAACGACCAGATGGTCGCGGCGCTGGCAATGAAGGCCGGCGGCTGAGAAAGGAGCAGGTGTTCATGAAGTATAAAGCAACGGTCAGCTTTGCCGGCGAGATCACCATGGGCCGCGGCGAGGTGCGCGATGTCAGCGATGACATCGCCGCCCCTCTTGTCGCAGACGGATACCTTGAGCCGGAGAAGGAAGCCGGCGGTCAGGCTGATCCGCCCGACAGACAGGAGGAGCTTGAGAGCCTGACCAAGGATGTGCTGAGCCAGAAGGCGGAGGAGCTGGGCGTTGATGTAAAGTCCAACTGGAACAAGGCGGACATCATCAATGCGATCCTTGAAGCCGAGAGCGCTGGTTCGGATACTTAAGGAGGGCGCGATGCTGTGCATTCCTAATGTCACGGCGGAAGAGACCGCTGTATTTGCAAGACTGTGTCTGGATAAGGATGAATATGTAGACTTGCCGGCGAGTGACCGCGACCTGTGCCGGTCGGCGCTGTCCGCGGCCATCGGCTTTGTAAAGCGCTATACGGGCATCAAGCTTGATGAGACCGCGGCGCAGAAGCAGGGCACCGGTTATGAAGTGGCCGCCGAGCTGGGGTATGCCATAAAGACGGTTGCAGCTGAGATGATCGACAACCGCCAGGTCACGATGCAGTACACCGGCCGCAATCCGACCGTCATGCAGATCCTCGATATGCACAGCGTGAATCTGCTCCCGAGCGTGGAGGAATAGAATGCGATACGGAACGAACACCAATCTCTCGTCGCTCCTCGACCAGAAGGTGGATATTCTCCAGCTTATGCACGATGAGGACAGCGCCGCCTATGCCTGGACGATCCGCAGGACCTGCCCGGCGTATGTGGAGACAGATATCCACGACAATCTGTTTTCGGCGGCCGGTACGAGAGCGCGCGGTGCAAAGCTCACCATTCGCACGGACAGCAGGCTCACGCTGCATGAAGCTATGCGCTGGAACGGCAAATTCCTGTTCTTGACGTCGATCGAGCTTTCCGAGCAGCGTGACCGGCAGGAGCTTCAAGCCGCGGTGTGTGAGAGCGTGACACTGACAGCGCGGCCGCAGGACCGGACGGGACGCGACACCTATAATCGTCCGGTCGCCGTGAGCGTTCCGAGCTTCACATTCCCCGGCATCCTGACGGAGAAATACTTCCGCAATGAAGCGGACGACGTCTACCGCGCGGAGGTGCAGCAGCGCGTGCTGGTGACTCCGAAGGTCATTGTGCTGCGTGCCGGAGATCTGGTGCAGAAGGGGAACGAAACGCCATACACCGTGCGTCAGGTGCTCGACCTTGACCCATACAAGAACGAGTACGTGATCGAGCGCAGCTGGGAGGCATAATGCAGAGCGTTGAGATCAGCGGGCTGAAAGAGATCCAGAAAAAGCTGGAGGGCTATCCGGAGGCCATGAAGAAGGCACGCAGCGAGTTCTTCGAGGAGGCCGGACGAGAGATGCTCTCCACGGTGCGCCGCCGCATCGGCGGTCAGGGCTATGTGGCGAATGTGCAGGATCGGCACGTCGGTTCCGGCAGAGGCTATGCAGCCGTCCGCGCCAAGGCAAAAACCGAACTAAGAGGTTATGCTGCCGGATATGTAACTAACGCACTGGAAGGCGGACACGTGCAAACGCCAGGTCGGTATGTTCCGGCAATGGGCAAGAAACTCAAAGCTAATCGTGTAAAAGGAAAGTATATGTACCGCAAGACAGCCGCTGAGCTGCCGCAGATCGCCGAAAGAGGCGCGCAAGAAATCGAGAAGAAGGCCATGGCCTACCTGGAGGGGAACGGATGAACAGCACGGAGATTCTGGACGCCGTCAACGCGCGTCTGCTGGAAAAGTGGCCTGAGCGCACCGTCTACATCAACGTCTGCCCGGAGGACTATGAACGCCCTTCCTTCTGGCTCGAGGTCACGCGCGACGACCGCACACCGGTCACGCGGCGTATGACGAAGCGGAATGTACAGATCCGGCTTACACTACACGATGAGGCCGACGAACACTATGACATCAGCTGGCAGAGGCTCAACAACGATGTATCGGCGTGCCTGAAGCTTATGATGCAGGTCCTGCACGTGGGGGCGCGCAGGCTGCTGCCGCAGCTGCAGAGCATGCCGCGGGACGTCGACAGAGCCGCTATTCTGCTGAATTTTGAATTTATGGAAAGCAATGAAGAGACCGCACCGGAGATCCCGACGGCGGACTCTTACCAGATCTCCGTGCAGGTAAACGGCGGAGAAATTTATCAAAGGAGCGAATGAGTATGGGACTGCCTGAACTCACTTTTACCCTGAAAAAAGCCGCGGAGACGGTATCTACCCGCATTTCCCGCGGCGCAGTCGCGCTGATCCTGCGCGACGCCAAAGCGAACGGCGTACACGTCGTTTGCCAGGAGAGCGATATCCCGACGACACTCGGCGCGGATAATATCGCATACATCAAGCGTACACTGATGGGCTACATCAACCGCCCGAGCGCTGTGTACGTCTCCGTTGTGCCGGCGGCCGGAACGATCGCGGCAGGCTTCGGTGCACTGGCGGCCTACACCTATGACTACATCGCGGGCCCGCCCGACATCTCTGCTGAAGACGCCACGGCGCTTGCCGCGCTCGTCAAGGAGCGCCGCAAGCTGCGCTATATCGGCAAGGCGGTGCTGCCCAACACTGCGGCGGATTATGAGGGCGTTATCAACTTTGTGTCTGCCGGTATCACCGCCGGCGGCAAGACGGCTTTCTCTGCTGCGGCTTACTGCTCGCGCATCGCGGGTATGCTGGCCGGTACGCCCGCGCAGTGCAGCGCGACCTATGCGCAGCTGAACGAGGTGACCGGCGTGACGGCGACCGAGAACCCCGACACAGCGGTCGACGCCGGCAAGCTCTTCATCATCGACGACGGCCGCGTGCGCAAGCTGAGCCGCGCCGTGACCAGCAAGGTCACGATCGGCGACACGGAACCCGAGGCGCTCAAGAAGATCAAGATGACTGCGGCCATCGACCTGATCCGCTACTATGCCGTTTCGAGCGTCGAGGACGACTATTTCGGCAAGTGCGCCAACACCTACGATGACAAATGTGTCCTGCTGCTGGCGATGCAGGACTACCTCAAGAGTCTGGAGGACTCCAAGGTGCTGGAGAGCGGCTCGTCCGGCGCGGTGCTCGATGCCGACGCGACGCGCAAGTATCTCATCACCGCCGCCGGCGACGATGCCACCGAGGCAGAGCGCATCAAAAAGCTCAGCGACAATGAGGTCATCAAGGAGAACACCGGCAGCAAGGTGTTTTTGAAGCTCTACGGTAACATCATGGACGCCATGGAAGACTTCGCCATCGTTTTCGAGGTCTCTCCGAGCGTCATTGCAGCCTGATAGGAGGAAACACACATGAGTGAAGCTATTGACGCCGCGCTGGTACGCAGCGGCACATGGGGCAGCCTGTGGATCGACGGCGAACAGGTCGCCGAGTGCTACGGCTGCCAGGCTAAGATCAGCAAGACCAAGGAGAGCGTTCCTCGCTGCCGCGCCATGATGGAGGACAGCAAGCTCGTATCCACCAAGGGTACCGGCTCCATCCGCATCTACAACGTGACTTCCCGCCTCATTGAGCTGGAGGGCGAGGCGCTCAAGACCGGCAAGGACCTGCGCCACACGATCATCAGCAATCTGGACGACCCCGATAACCCGAACAACCAGCGCATCGCGCTCATGGGCGTCAGCTTTGACGACCTGACGCTCGCGGACTGGGAGGCCGCCAAGCTCGGGCAGATCGAGTCCCCGTTCACATTCAACGACTATCAGATGCTGGACACCTGAAAGTATTGCGCAGCACCGCCGGGAGACCGGCGGCGCTGCGCATAGTCAAATTCGGAGGGAATTATGGAAAATACCATTGTTAATCAGAACGCCGCAGAGCAGCCGTCTGTGCTGGATCTGCTGCTGGGCGAAAAGGTCGTCAATGTGGCGAAGCACCTGCCGACGGCCAAGTTTGAGATCCCGCGCCTGAGCGAAGCAGCCGGCACGCCGGTCATCTTCACGCTTCAGGCCCTGCCCTACGGGCGTGTGCAGGACGTCAGACGTCTTGAGCAGGACGCCGAGCTTCAGATCCTGCTGGCAGGCTGCATCGATCCCGACCTGAAGAGCGCGCCGCTGCAGCACAAATTCGGCGGGATCACGCCGGCGGAGACGCTCAAGGCGATGCTGCTGCCCGGTGAGATCGCCGATCTGAGCCGTGAGATCGAACGTCTGAGCGGTTATCGCCGCGCAACCATCGAAAAGGTAAAAAACGCCTGACGGAGGGCAGCGACCCGGAACTGGGGCTGGTCTACTATCTCTTCCATGTGCACGGCATTCTGCCGGGTGACTACTACGGCCGCCCACAGGGAGAAAAGGATCTCATCTGGGCGCTGTCCTCCTATGAGGCTGCTGCACGCAGCCGCCCTGCGCCGCGCAGCAAAGCCATCAAGATCACGCGGGGTAAAAAATAAAGCCGCCCCTTCGGGCGGCTGAGACTCTAAAAGAAAGATGGAAGCAATACAGCGATCAGAAGTGAGACTGCTATTGTGACGACGGATGCCTTCGTCGTAGGTATCACGCTCCATACTTCTGTTTCATTGCAAAAAGGTTGTTGCACCCAAAAACAGGGCAAGCACAACAGCAACCATACAAAGCCAAAAGTCAGCATCAAGCTGTTCAGAAAACTTCACTCCATCAAGGTATTCAAAAGAATGCGCCTTAAACCAGCGCACACCGAAAAACACAGCAGCAGCAAAACTCAGCAAAAAGAGGAAAACCATATACACAACCTCCTTCTTTTTGTTCATTATATGCGTTTTTATCACAAAGTCAACAGAAAGCGGTGATTTAATGCCGGAAACATCCATTGTAATCAAAGCTACCGACCGATATTCCGATGTTCTCAAAACGTTGTCCAAAACGACCAAGGCTTTCACCAAGGATGTAGACAGTCTGGAAGAGGGCCTTTATGCCCTCAACAAAACCAAATATACGCTGAAGCTTGATGCCAAAAAAGCGAAGCAGGCTCTTAAAGAAGCCGAAAAGCAGTTCGACCTGACTCACAGTGCCGCAGACGGTTTGAAAATGGAGCTGGCACAGGCAAACTACGACAATGTTGTCCGCAACCTTAATGCTGTTACCAAGGAAGCACGAAACACGGAGAAGGAACTCTCTAAACTGGAGAATCGCTCCGGAGGTGGCGGTGGCGGAGCTGCGAATTTTGGTAAAAGTGTTGTTCAGGCACTTGCCATCAGCGGGATCACCGACAGTGCAAAGCAGCTTCTTTCTCAAGGGGCTACAACGCTTGCAGGAAGCGCTTTCGGAAATGAGGGCGGAATGCTCTTTTCCAATGCGCTTTCTATGGCAACATCGGGCGCCTCTGCCGGGTTTATGGTCGCAGGTCCGGCCGGCGCATTGGTCGGCGCAGGGATCGGCGGTTTAGTCGGTCTCGGTTCGGGTGCATTACAAAGCTACGAATCGCGGGATTCTGCTTTCAAATCCTATGTGCAGGACTCGGTGCAGGAGCAGCTGGACGCGCAGAGCGAGTCGCTGACGAGCGGCAGCTCGATCGCCGCGGGGCGCGAGACCGACAAAATCTCCTTCGCGACGCTGTTCGGCAGCAAAGAGACCGCGGACAGCTATCTCACAAACCTTGTCGGCATGGCCAACTCGACGCCGTTTCTCTATGACGACCTGACGAGCATGAGCAAGACGCTCGCGACCTACGGCTACGATGCAGACAGCATCCTGCCGGTCTTGCAGACCATCGGCGACGCGGGCGCGGCGCTCGGCCAGTCTACGAACGATATGACCGCCGTGGCCACGGCCATCGGCCGCATGAAGAGCAGCAACAAGACGACGCTCGAATACCTCAACATCCTCAATGACCGCGGTATCGGCGCGGTCGGGATGCTCTCTGACGCATACGGCGTGGATCAGGGCACGATGTACAGCATGATCTCCAAGGGCGAAGTTGCCGGGCAGGACGCTGCCAGGATCATTCTGGACGCGCTCTCGGACAGCTTTGCCGGGGCGATGGAAGCGCAGTCCAAGACCTTCAGCGGCATCACATCTACCATCGAGGGATTGCAACAGGAGCTCGACAACGCCATGGGCGAAGGCTACAACCAGACGCGCATGCAGGGCCTTGAGGCGCAGAAGGAATGGCTCGCCGGTGACAGTGGCCAGGAAATGCAGGAAGCCTACACCGCGATCGGTGCCTGGAAGGCCTCGCTGGAAAATGCCAAAGAACAGTACATCCGCGACGCGATGAACGACGCCATGGGCAGCGAGGCGTATAAAACCGCCGAAGCCGAAGGCGACGCTGCCGAGATGGGCCGTATCTTGATGAAGGCGAAAATCGACGGCATGAACGAGTATAACGCCAACGAAGGCAAGGATGAAGAACTCGCCCAAGAGCTGAGCCTGATCGAGTCTGTGCGCGACGATACGGCGCTCAACAATTCTTACTGGAATGCCGGTTATACGCTCGGACAGGAGTTTTCCAAGGGCCGCGCCGCAGCGACAACGGATTCCGCCTGGGCGGATGCGGTGAACAATTTCAATTCCGGTTATACGAAGCACCGTTCCGGCCACCAGCGCGCCATGGGCATCGACTACGTCCCTTATGATAACTTCCCCGCCCTGCTGCATGAGGGTGAAAAGGTCCTGACGGCCGGCGAGGCCAGGCAGGAGAAAAACGGCGTCGGCAGCATCCAGATCGTCATCAACGGTATGACGGTGCGTGAGGACGCCGACATCGACCGCGTGGCGCAAGCGCTGCTGAGCAAGCTGGAAGAAGCCAACATGAGGGGGTAATGCCATGCAATTCTGTTTTATTGCGAACGGCGACGTGCTGACGCTGCCGATTACGCCGGCCTCCTACGAGTGGACGACCGGCAAGAACATTGAGACCATCAATATTTCGCAGCTCGGCGACGTGTACCTCCCCGGCAACCGCAGCCGGCACAGCGGCACGATCGAATGTTTGCTGCCCTCTCAGGATTATCCGTTTAACCAGCCTGGGACGATCCTTGACCCCGGCTATTATCTGGAGCCGCTGCGCTACTGGGCGGCTGAAAAGATCCCCGTGCGGTACATCGTGACGGAAAGCGATATCAATGCGCTTGTATACATCGAGAGCGTGACCGAAAAGGAGCAGGACGGCACGGGCGACGTCTACTGCACGATCGCACTGCGCGAGTACGTGGATCTGGAAGCCCAGGAGGTCGCAACGCTCAACACGACGCGCTATACCGGCAACAGTGGCCGCAAGAGCGACGCCGCAAAGGACATCACCTATCACCGCGTCGTCTCCGGAGACACGCTCAGCATGCTCTGCCGGCGCACCTACGGCGACGGCACGGCGAGCTACTACAACGCCCTTGCCAAATATAACAGCATCAGCAATCCGCACCTGATCTACATCGGGCAGACGATCAAGCTGCCGCCGAAGGATATTCTTCTGGGAGGCGGCTGATGGATATCTATTTGACACATGACCAGTCGACCCGCCGCATCACGGATATCCTGCTCAACTGGTCCTGGAGCGGCGATAAGTCGACGCTGGTGCGCCAGCTCGTCGCCGAGATCGTTTTTGATGAGTCGACCGGCCTGCCCATCCCTCAGATGGGCGACGCCGTGATGATGACGGACGACTCCGGCAATCCGATTTTTGACGGAGTCGTGCTTCGCAGAAGCGCCGGCAGCGAAGAGACGAGCATGAGCTTCACGTGCTTCGACCGCGGAATTTACTGCCGGCGCAACGACGGCACCTACAAATTCCGCGACGCGACGCCGGAAAGTATCACCCGCCAGGTCTGCGCCGACTATGAGATCCCTATTGTCTCGCTGCCGTCGACCAGCGTGAAGATCAGCCGCAAATTTGCGGGCGTCGCACTGGATAAGATCTTTGAAACGGCCTGGACACTGGCCACACAGCAGACCGAGGACAAATATGCCATCACCTACACGCCGAAAGGCCTTCTGGTGGCCGTCCGAGACGTCAGCGAGCGCAGCATCGTGCTCAAGGCCGAATCTAACCTGATGGACGCCAGGACGGTGGAGGACGCGACAAACATAGTCAACAGCGTGGCCATCTACGACGCCGACGGCAGCTTTCAGCGCCGCGTGGGTACCGATGATGCGCAAAAGCTCTTCGGCATGATGGAGCGCCATCTGACCGAAAATGCCTCCTCTGACGTCGATATCGACAAAGAGGCGCAAAAACTCCTGGACGACGGCGTCATGACGCAGACAGTCACGGTCGACGTCCTTGGGGATCTCTCACTGATCACCGGCCAGACGGTCGTTGTGCGGGAGAACAAGACCGGCCTGCAGGGGATTTTCTGGATCGACGCCGATGTCCATACCTGGAAGCGCGACAATTACTACTGCAAGCTGACACTCAACTGCCGGAATGTCGTTTCCGGCAGCACTGCCGGAGGTGAATTGACATGAGCGAAAGCGCCCGCGATCCCTATGTCGGGATCAACCAGCATATTTCGCAGCGCGCCAACAAGGAGCAGCACCCGACCTACACGATCGGCAGGATATTATCGCTCGATCCGATCAAGATCCGCGCCGACGGCATCGACCTTGAGAAAGAGGATCTCCGCGTGGCGGAATCCATGTATCCCAATTTTCTGGCAGATGTCGAAGCACGCGAAGAAAACGGCATCGAAACGCTGCTGCCTGAGAAGCTGGTGCAGGTCACGCAGAGCGCCATCGGTCCGTTTGTTTTTCTCCGGCCGGAGGAGCATGTTTTCGGCTGGGTCGTGCTCAACGTCGACGACGAGGTGCTGCTCATGCGCTCGGATGACGGCCAGACCTATTATCTCATTGAGAGGATGGTGACACTGGAATGAACATCTTTCCTTTGATCAGCTCGCCGGTATCCGATTTGGGCACCGAGCTTCCGCTGGCGCGTGAAGTGCGCTGGGACTTTACCGAGGACGAGCCCATCTGGCACGGTGGGAACCCCGCGACAGTGACCGGCGCGGAAGCTGTGCTGGTATGGGCCTGGAACACGATCAATACGTCGCGCTATCTGCACGACGTATTTACCCATAATTACGGACAAGATCTGCAATCTCTGATCGGTGAGGCCTATGGCGACGATATCAGGCAGTCGGAGGCCATCCGCTGTATCCGCGAAGCACTGGAGATCAATCCATACATCAAAACCGTCCATCAGATCGATGTGACGTTTGAGGGCTCAGTGCTGCACCTGTCTTTTACAGCAAAAACCATTTACGGGGAGGTAACACTCAATGACGGAAAAATCGCCCTTTGAGAGCATGACGCCGGAAAGCATCAAGTCTGAGATGCTCGGGCGTGTGATCAATGCCGGCGTCGATGTGGATGCCCGCGAGGGCAGCTATGCCAACATCCTGCTGAGCGAGGCTGCCTATGTCATGTGGAAATACGGTCAGACGCTCAATGGCTTTATCGACATTCTCTTCCCGGGGGCCCAGAGCGGGCGGTATCTGGATCTGCACGCTGCGCAGATCGGTATGAGCAGGCAACCGGGCGCAAAAGCAAAGGTGACGGTGACCTTCTCAGGCGTGAACGGCACGAAGATCCCCGCGGGGACTGTTGTGTGCACACCAAGCGCGCTGCGCTTTCTGACGACGGAAGAGGTCACCATTGCTGACGGGCTTGCCAGCGTGCTCTGCGTCGCCGAAGATATCGGCGCTGATTACAACGTGCCGGAAGCTACCGTCACACAGATGGCGGTTAATATCCATGGCGTGCACGGCGTGACCAACGCGGCCGCCGGCGTCGGCGGCGCGGACGAAGAGAGCGACGCAGATCTGTGGGCACGCTACCACGAGCGTCGCACGGAGCCGATCACATCCGGCAACGCCAATCACTACGTGATGTGGGCAAAGGAGGTCACAGGCGTCTCCTACGCCCGCTGCATCCCGCTGTGGAACGGCAATGGTACCGTCAAGGTCATCATTGCCGGCGCGGACAAAAAGCCGCTGGACGACACGATCGTGACCGCATGCGCGGAACACATTGAGGCAGAGCGCCCAATCGGCGCGACGGTAACGGTGGTCTCGGTCACGGAGGTTGAGATTCCGATCGTTGCCAAGATCAAACTCGTCAATGCTCATAGCCTCGACGAGGTCAAAGCGGATCTTTCTACGGCGGTCAGTGCGCTGCTGGCAGCACTGCCGTTCGCCGAAGAGCAGAGCGTACCGTACAGCCGGTTCCTCGCGTGCCTTCTGCAGTGCGCAGGCGTAGCGGATTACAGCACATTCACTGTCAATGGAGTAAAGACGGCGCTGCGCATCAACTCTGGCACGATTCCCGTGCTCGGCACTGTTGATGTAACGACCTATTAAGGCGGTGGAGCATGGAGAATCGCGAGAAAGTACCTGTTCGGTATCGTAAAAATGCACAGACAGCCGCGCTGCTCGACACGCTCGGGCTTTCCGCCCAGCAGATGGCGGATCTCGTGGAAGACGTCAAAAAGCAGTTTTTTATCGAGACGGCCACATGGAGCCTGCCGCTCTGGGAGTATCAGGTCGGTATCACGCCGCCCGCGAACGCGACGGGAACCTCGCGCCGCAATGCGATCAAGGCCCACCTGCTTGCTGGCGGCAACACCAACGCTGACACGGTCCGCGACATGGCCACAGCGATGACGGGCTACGCCGCACGCGTCATCATGAACGACGACTATAGCTTCACGTTGGAATTCCTTGGCGAGACGGATGACCTTGTTGAGTTAGATCTGAGCAGCCTGACCGATTCCGTCAGTCTCATTAGTCCGGCACACCTACGCTTTATCATCGCCGGTCTGACGTGGGAACGGTTTGAGGCTGTCAACATGACATGGCAAAAACTGGAAGATATGAATATGACGTGGGAACGGTTGGAAGAGTCTGTTCCCATTGTCGGAACAAAACAGTAAAGGAGAGCAATATGAGAAGTCAGGGACAGTTTGGTGCCAATTACAGTGTGAATGGGCACCGCACGAGCGGCGAGCGCCGCGTCGACTTTAATAAGGGGTATAGTTTCCTCTTCGAACGCTGCTTTGAAGAAAATACCTTGGAGGAAATTGAGAAAATCGACTGGTCTCATGTCACTGTGAAGACACTGGATGCGAACTATCCTCCCTGCAGTCTTCCTGAAGGATATTCCTTCATTGTCAAGGATATTCAGTACATCAAGTGCTACGACAGCTTTGAGGTGACGATTGAGGTCGACAAACAGTACTGGGGCGATGTGACGCCTTATCAGGCGCAGATTGCCGAGCTGACGGCGGCATCCGAGGCCAAGGACAGTGAGCTTTCCGAGAAAAACGCCCTGATTGCGGAAAAGGCGCAGCAGATCGCGCAGAAAGACAGCAAAATTGCGGAAATGGCAGACGCCGAGCAGGCGGCGAAGATCCTGCTCGGCGAGGCCGACTAACGGGGATGTGATAGGATGACCGCCTACGAGCAGGCCGATCAGGAGCGCAAGCAGCTATGGGATAGAAAAGAGCTCGTCAAATCGCAGTTAAAGGACATCGTCAATCCGGAAGAGCTCGCCAAGCAGAAAAAACGCTATGGCATTCTTGAGGCAATGTATGAAGAAGCCCTGCTGCGTATGGAGGCTGCCCGACCGCCGAAGGACAAGCGGCGGAAGGCCCCCAAGCAGCGCAGGATCGCTCTTTATATGGAAGGCGTCCTTGAATCCGAAAACGCTTGCCGCGGCGAAGCTAAAGACGGTGCTGTTGCCGATATTTTCGGGAATACGGTGCGTTGGACGGACCTTGACATTGATCCGGATGACGAAGGCAAAAAAGCCCGCCTGATGCGATGCCTCAAGCGCGGAAAAGCCGCCTGCTCGCCTCGGCAGCAGGAAATGCTTGATTTGTTTTTGCAGGGGAAATCGATTCGGGAAATTGCAGAAGCAACGGGGGTGGATAAGACCACAGTGTCGAGAACTCTAAAGCGCGCAAAGAAAACGATCAACGAAATCGAAGGAGCCATGCGCAACGAAGAGCGCGCAGAAGCTCGGGGCGTTATTGATTTTTCTTCAAGAGAAGTGGCCGAGGACATTCTTTCTTCCCTGACCGAAACGCAAGCTGTTTACTTATATCTTTACTACGGGGAGTGGTTAAGCCTGCGGGATATCGGCGAATTGCTCGATAAGAGCCACGTTTCCGTATGCAATGGAATCCACCGCGCAGTAAAAAGGATCCGCGAAAAATATAACGATAATGAGGACTTGATGCTCTGCGGTGTTGAAGACCTTGAACCCATGCTATATGAGATATATCAACAGCCGGATATCGAACACCTCGTGCCTCAGCGGGCAAAAGATGCTGCAAAGCACGCCTATGCGAAACGGAGGTTCCCAGAAAACATGGAAAAGAGGAACTTGCGCCATAGGGAAATATGGAACGAACCGATATGGGCACAACGAAGAATTCGTAAAGTCAATGACAGCAGACTGCTCCGCGCTCTGCAAGACGCGGCAGCACAGCGCGCCACATCGGTGTTAAATCTGTTGTCAAAGCTGATCACTTATGCACGAAAGAAAATTTTGAAAGGAGTCGATTCCTATTATGAGTGGAAAAAGCTACACTGAGCGCGCACGCGCGCTGAGGCCCTATATCGAGCAGGCCAGCGAAAGCCTGCCGGACAGCGACGCAGCAAAGGCCGTTGAGATGTTCCCGCGCTGGGCGGATCACATCGGCGAGACCGTCAAGCCCGGCGACCGCCGCAGCGATACGGACGAAAGCGGCGTACTGCACGTCTACCGCGTCAACAAAGGTCAGGGCCACACCACGCAAGAGAACTGGCCACCGCACTCCACCCCTGCCGTGTGGACGATCATCAACGTCGACCACGCGGGCACGCAGGATGACCCGATTCCGGCCGCTCGTGGTATGGAGTACACCTATGGTCTTTATTACAAAGACCCCGAAGACACTAAGCTATACCTGTGCGAGCGCACCGGCGAGGCCGCCGGCGGGAAGATCGTCTTGCAGTATCTGCCACACGAGTTGGTAGGGAACTATTTCACGGCGGTGAGCGCATGACGGCGGCGTTGATTTCCGCCGCAGCGGCGGTGGTGGTGGCGCTCATCGAGGCCATCGCCGCCCGCGACCGTCGGCGCGACAAGAAGGAGCGCGAAAAGGCCGCCGAGCAGCAGAAGATGCAGGAGCAGCTGATGCTCAAGCTCATCGAGGGCAGCTGGGCGGCTATCGCGCTGGGCGAGGCAACGGCGAAGGCGATGCAGCGTATTCCGGACGCGCACTGTAACGGGGACATGCACGCCGCACTGGACTACGCCGCCGAAGTGAAGCACAAGCAAAAAGAATTTTTGGCCGAGCGGGGAATTCACTCCATCCTCGATAACGGGGCGGCGGCATGAAAGCGCTGAAAGCCCGCTGGGACAAGATGAAAAAGCGGGACAAGTACATATCCATCGCCATTTTCAGCCTGACGTGGTACACCGTGGCGTCGCTTATCATGACGGCGCTCGGCGTGCCGCCGCCGGATGTGCTGACGGAACGATGGTTCAAGGCGTGGACGACGGAGCTCGTCGTGGTGGCGGGCATCAAGATTTTCAGAAAGGACGATACGGCTTTATGAATGAATTACTGAACAAAAGAATTGCGAACCTTCTCAGCGTGAAGAGCCTTGTGACGATCGCGCTGACGGCGACCTTCTGCATCCTGACGGTGCGCGGCGCAGTCACGCAGGAGTTTAACACCGTGTACCTCATGGTGATCGCGTTCTACTTCGGCACACAGAACGCCGCGGGCAGCGCGAAGGGAGAGTGAGCGGTGTGAATATCCGCAAATACCCGGCAAACGCGGGGAACGTCGGCGGCACGCGCACGGCGAGCGTCATCCGCTACATCGCGATCCACTACACCGGCAACGACGGCGACACGGCGCTGAACAACGCCAAATACTACGCATCGAACGTGGTGAAGACGAGCGCGCACTACTTCGTGGACGAGAAAGAGGTCATCCAGAGCGTGGACGACCTGCGCATCGCGTGGGCGGTGGGCGGGAAGAAGTACCCGAGCTGCGCGCAGACCGGCGGCGGGACGATGTACGGCAAGTGCAAGAACGCCAACAGCATCAGCATTGAGCTGTGTGACGCGGTCAAGAACGGCGTATACGCGCCGGGCGCGAAGACCGTTGAGCTGACGAAAGCTCTGATGAAGAAGTACAACATCCCCGCGAGCAATGTCATCCGCCATTTCGACGTGACGGGCAAGCTGTGCCCCGCGTACTGGTCCGGCAAGGAGAACGCGGGCAAGTGGGAAAAGGAATTCCACGGAAAGCTGACGGCGCCCGATTACCGCGCGCAGCTTCAGAAGCGCGCGGGGTTGACGGACGGCACGATGGATTACCTCTCGGCGTATCAGTACGGCGACGACCTGATCCGCAAGCTCGCGACGATGAAGTGAAGCGCGGGGCGGGAGGGCGCGCAGCTCTCCCGCCCGAAGAGAAAGGAGGGGAGGAAGTATGCCTTCCAACTGGCTATACATCGACACGAATTTTCCGTCGTTCACGCAGAAGGAGAGCGCGAGCGACAAGATCGAGACGATGCAGGACTACCTCTTCATGCTCGTCGAGCAGCTGCGCTACACGCTGCACAATTTAGATCTTTCCAACATGAACAAGACGGCGGCGGACGAGTTCGTCAAGCAGATCACCGATCCCATCTACGGCGAGATCAAGGACGCGGAGGGGAACATCACGCAGGTCGCGCTCGTGGCCGAGGGGCTGGCGGCGCGCATCGGCGACGCCGAGGGGAACATCACGCAGCTGCAAGCGACGGCGCAGGGCCTTTCGGCGAGCATTTCGAACCTGAACGGCAGCGTGACAAACCTGACGGCGGACGTGAACGGCATCCGCGCGACGGTGAGAGGCAAGATCGACGGCAACGATGCGCAGACGCTTATCGACCAGAACTTGAAAAAAATCACGCTGGCGGCGACGAGTGGTTCGAGCGGCACGACTTTCACGCTGAGCAAGGACGGCGCGCAGATCGCGAGCACAGGAACGGTCGATCTGCACGTCAAGGCAGTCAACATCGACGGCACGCTGACAGCGGGCGCGCTGCGCGGCGGGAGCGTGAGCCTGCTGGCCGGAGATACCCCTGTCGGCAGCATGGATCTTGCCTACACGGGCACGGGGCAGGTCGGCGTCGGTCTGACGGCGACCTATGGTGGCATGAAGATGCACGCAGCGGGAAATATCTTTCTTGAATCCGAGCTGGGGCCGTTTGCATTGATCGGAAAAGACGATGCCAGCGACTACCCTGTCGTCTCGCTCGGCGGCGGCTATCTGGTGCTGAGCGGCAACTACACGTTCGGCGCTTCGCCGCCGGGCCACGCGCCGTATGGCACGGTGTTTTTCATCGAGGAGTAAGGCATGGCGAGCTTTTATTGTACGCTATCACCGGTCGACGGAGACGGGACACAGCTCAACGTGTACGCCAAGTTTACGGGCGGCTCGGATGATTACACCTTTAAGCGGCTCATCGACGTGCGCATCACCGGCGTCGGAACATTTGAGTTCAATTCCACGGCAGTCGGCGGCGGGGAGAGCACATTCGTCGGCACGATCACGGGGCTATCGCCGGGGACGACATACGAGTGGGTGTGCAACCTCTATTATTGGGGCGGCGACTGGATCGTATCGGATTACTCCGACGAGGGTACCGCCACAACGTACAGCGGCGGCGGTGGCGGCGGCGGAAGCGGCGCGAAGGCGGTCATCAATGTCGGGACGTATGTCCATCCGAACTGGAAGAGATACCGCGCGATCGTCAACATCGGGACGTATTACAACACAAATTGGCTATCGGTTCGACCGGTCAACAATTACGGGAGCTATTCGCAACCCAATTGGAGGTAAAGAGCATGAATGAAAAAATTAAGCAGGAAGCGGCGCACGCGATGCGCCTGATCGGCATTTTGAACGTCAACGGCGATGCCGTCGATGTGGTGGCAGCGGTGCGCCAGTCGCTTCGCAATATTGTGACGATCTGCGATGCGGCAGAAGAGCCGACGCAGGGCAACGCGCAGGACAAGCAGGCGGCAGAGCCGAAAAAGGCCGGTGAGGCCAAATGAAGCTGCCGGAGGTCCCGTACGCCGACGGCATCGGCAAGCGCGGGCAGCTGCAATTCTACGGCCTTGACCACAACCTGGGTGCAGGGGACGGCGGGCTGTGGGACATGCAAAACCTGACGAGCGACTATTATCCTGTGCTTTCGACGCGCGCAAAGCGCAAAATTTACAAGAATCTTGTAAATCCGGGTGGGCTTTTCGCGTGGGATGCGCTCGCGTGGGTGGAGGGCACAGCCTTCTACTACGGCGGCGTGAAAAAAGGCGACGTGACGGCGGGCGAGAAGCGATTTGCCGCCATCGGCGCCTATATCATCATCCTGCCGGACAAGAAGTGCTACAACACGGTATCGGGTGAGTTCGGCAGCCTTGAGAGCACGTGGAGCGGCAATAGCCTGACGTTCACGAACGGCAAGCTCTACGAAGAGGCCGCGGAGGCGAACACCATTCAGTGCAGCGGTGTCGCATGGAGCGACTACTTCAAGGCAGGCGACGCGGTGACGATTGCGGGCTGCACGAAGCACACGGAGAACAACAAAACGCCGGTGATCCGCGAGATCGACGGCGACAAGATGTATTTCTATGAAAACGTCTTCAAGCTGGATGGTGACAACGGCACGACAGAGTACACGGAGACGGGAAACTTGACGGTTCGGCGCACGGTGCCGGACTTAGAATACCTGTGTGAGAACGAAAACCGGCTGTGGGGCTGCGACGGCCGGACGATCTACGCAAGCAAGCTCGGCGATCCCTTCAACTGGAACGTGTTCGAGGGCCTTGAGACCGACAGCTACGCCGTGGACACGGGCAGCGCGGGTGACTTCACGGGGTGCGTGAGCTTCCTCGGCTATCCGGTGTTCTTCAAGGAGGACCACATCTACAAGGTGTACGGCAGTATTCCGTCCAACTTTGAGGTGATGGGCTCGGCCACGCTGGGCGTTGCCAAGGGCAGCGGCGGGAGCCTCGCCATCGCGGGCGAGCGGCTGCTGTACCTCTCCAATTCCGGCGTGATGATCTACTCGGGCGGCATCCCGCAAAGCCTGCACGACGCCTTCGGCATGACGAGGCTGCGCGGCGGGCGTGCAGGGAGCGACGGCCTCAAGTATTATCTGAGCGCGCAGGACGAGAGCGGGGAGTGGAAGCTCTACGTCTACGACACGCGCAAGGGCATGTGGCACATCGAGGACAAGACGCACGCGACGCACTTCTGCCGTCATCAGGGGAATACCTACTTTCTGACGGCGGAGGGCGAGATCGCGCTGACGGGCAACATCCTCGACGCGCCGGAGGGCTGCACGGACGAGGATGACTTCACGTGGTTCGCCGAGACGGGCGACTTCACGGAAAAGGGCTCGAGCCAAAGTACGAGCTACGACGGCGTGAAGAAGAGCATCGCCAAGCTGTGGGTGCGCATCGAGGTCGCGGCGGGGGCCGAAGCAAAGGTGCTGATGCAGTTTGATTCCGACGGGAAGTGGGTGCAGGCCGGGCAAACGCTGAAACCGGAGCGAAAGCGCAGCTATTACCTGCCCATCGTGCCGCGGCGCGCGGACCATTACCGCATCCGCATCGAGGGCAAGGGCGAGTGCCGCGTCTATTCGATGAACCGCGAGTATTACGCGGGCAGCGAGCTCAAGAGCACGCGCGGACCACAGTAAAATTCAAGCAGAGAGGAGAAGAAAATGGCGTATACATACGATGACTTTCAAAAGGCGGCGAGCGGCAGCAATGTGAATTTTTCGCAGTACGATCTCGACCTTGCGAAAAAGTACCCCGAGTTCGGCATGAGCGTGCTCGACCTCAAGAAGCAGTACGCGGGCGCGGCGACGGCGGAGCAGCGCGCGCTCATCAACGCCAAGGCAAACCAGCTGCGCAGCAGCTACGGCAACTACACTGCCGGTGCGGATGGCAGCCAGTACGTGAGCGACGGCAAGTACGCGCCGAAGATCGACGAGACGCTCGACAAGATCGGCTCGTTCAAGCCGTTTACATACGGCAGCGCGCCAAGCTACGAAAACCGCTTCCAGCAGAAGCAGCAGGAGCTTTTGGACGCGGCGCTCAAGCGAGATCCGTTCTCGTGGAGCAAGGAGACGGATCCGCAGTACAGCAGCTACAAAAAGACGTACCTGCGCGAGGGCGAGCGGGCGACGGCGGACGCACTGGCGAAAGCAAGCGCCGCGAGCGGCGGGCGGCCGAGCTCGTTCGCCGTGAACGCGGCGACGCAGGCGGGCGACTACTACGCGACGAAGCTCTCCGACGTGATCCCGACGCTCTATCAGCAGGCATACGAGCGGTATCTCAAGGACTACCAGATGAAGCTCAGCGACCTTGAGGCCGTGAACAATCAGGAACAGTTGGACTACGCGAAGTATCTCGACCGGCTGAACCAGTTCAACACCGACAGGAACTTCGACTACAACAACTACCTCGGCGAGTACGGCCGCTTGCAGGACTACCTCGGCGGTTTGCAGGGGCAGGACAACACGGAGTACAACCGCTATCTCGGTGTGCTGGATGCGATCAAGGAAAAGCAGCAGCAGGACCAGGAGCTCAGCCGGTCGCAGGTCGACGCGATGCTGCAAGTAGGCGTTTCGCCGAGCGCGGGGCTCATCGGCAAGAGTGGGTACGAGAGCGAGTACGTCAAGGCGCTCGAGAACTACTACAAGCAGCAGGCGGCGCAGGCCGCGGCGAAGACGAGCGGCAGAAGCGGCAGGACCACGAGGCGGTCCGGCGGGACGAGCGGCGGAAATACGACCGACGGCAACGAAAGCGGGCTCGACTATCAGGGCCTTTTCGAGGCGGCGAAAAAGAGCGGCAATCCCAAGAGCTGGCTCGCGCAGAAGGCAAACTATCAGAAATTCGGCTTCACCTCGTCGAGCGGGCTGTATTCGGACTATGAGACGTGGTTGGAAAACGGCGGCGTGTCGAACAGCCGTAAGACGATGGCACAGGGGCCGTTCATTGCGCTGCTGTCTGGCTTCAACACGTCGCTCAAGAACGGCGAGGGCGAGCGAATCCTTTCGACGCTCGACAAGACCTGGCCGATGATGACGAGCGAGCAGAAAGCAGAAATGCAGGTATTGCTCAAGCAGTATGGTTATTCCTACGAGGAGGGCTAAATGGGACGACTTGTTAAGACAACGCCTGCGGCACAGGAGCAGCAGGAAGAAAAGCGCACGGTGGTCGGCACCGGCGCGCACGGTCGGCTTGTAAAAACAGGGGATGTGCAGCGCACATCCCCTGCGGCGAATACGGCGAAGACGCCGACAGCGCAGAGCGTTTATCAAAAAGCACTGGACGAAGCGATGATGAAACGCGCGGCGGCGGATCAGAAAAACAAAGAGCGCGGCCGCAAGAGCTACAATCGCACACACGCGCAGGAGGTGCGCGAGATCACCGGTGACAAGACGAAAAAGAGCATTACGCCGATCATCAAGAGCGCGGCGGCGGGCTATGCGGCGGATATGGTCGGCGCGGCGGACACGCTGCTGCGCGCGCCGAGCGGACTGAACTACGCAGCGAGCCAGGAACGCGGAGAGATCGAAGCCTCAAAAAAGAACATCGCCGCCTATACCGAAAGGCTTAAGGCGGCGAAGACCGAGGAGGAGCGCCAGCAGTGGCAGACACTTATCGACCGCAACAAGCGCCTCATCGAGATCAACAGCAAGGCCGCGGGCGAGCGGGTGAAAAACTATCAGGACGTGACGAAGGGTGCGCAGGAGACGCTGCAAGGCACCTATCAGAAGTTGCGCAAGACCGCATCCGACAACATGGAAAAGGCGAACGAAGGGCTCACGCCGGTCGGCAAGTACCTCAATAACGTCGGCGCGGCAGGCGCGCAGATGGTCGCCGACGCGACGCTCGGCGGCGGCAGCGCGCTCGGCCCGATGTTCCTGCGCGTATTCGGCGGAAACTCGCAGGAGGCGGCGGAGGCGGCGGACAAGCCAGGCATGAGCGCGGCGGAACAGCTGGACGCGCAGAACCGGGCGTTGCTGTACGGCATGGCGAGCGGCGCGGTGAGCATTGCGACGGAAAAGATCAGCAACGTCGCAGCGCCGTTCAAGAAAGCGTTCGGCGGCGGCTTCCTCGACAAGGCAATCGACGGAGCGATCGCCAAGATGAACGGGAATGCGGCGGGACGGCTCGCCCTGTCGTTCCTGTCTGAGGGCGGCGAGGAGGTTATCGAAGACATCGTACAGCCTGCCTTGCAGACGATTTACAACGGTAAGAGCGCCGGACAGAATTACAGCGAGCTTGATGCGGCGGAGATCCTGAACGACTTTCTTGTCGGCGGCACGCTGGGCCTGCTGGGCAGCGGCGTAGAGGGTATTCAGCGAAGAAGCGCGCAAATCGAGACTGAGCGCGCCGCGGCGGAGACGACGGAGGCCACACCGTCGCCGGAAGAGACCGCACCAACAGCGCAGCGGCCGGCGCAGCAGCAGAACACCATGCCCGCACAGCCTGCGGTGACGCCTGAGAGCGCGCAGGGCATGGGCGAGGGTAATTTGACGCCCACACAGCCAAACGCCGCACAGGGCGCGGCAGAGGGCAAAGCGGACGCGCTGGACGCGGGCAAGCGCGTCAATCTTCTTGAGTACAGCAACGAGCAGAACGCGCAGAAGGTTGAAGACGGACTGAAAGACGGCACACTGGCCGTGGACGCGAAAGAGAACATCTATCGCGTGAACGAGGATCAGCACATTGACCGGCGCGACAGCGCGAGCGTGGGCGAGCGGAGCGTGAACGCCTTCCAGTTCGACCACCCCGAGCTGCACAGCTATTACGCAGACGCGGCGGCGGTCTTGCAGGAGGAGATGAGCTTCGCCCAGAAAGGCGGCGAGCTCATCCGCCGGACGAGCCGTGAGGCGGGCGACGACGAATACATCCGCACCAAGCGCGGCGTGAGCGAGCGCATCGCGCGGCTGCTGGATGACGAGGGCGTGCGCTACGACGACATCGACCGCTCGCTTAGTGCGATCATCCACAACCACGGGCAGGAAAACTTCGCGGCGGCGAAGCGCGTGGAGCTGCTGCTGGACGACATGCTGACAAACGGCTATACGGATATCCACGGGCAGCACATTGCGCCGAACGAAGAATACATTGCAGCAAAGAAAGCCATCCCCGGCGCAGACATGAGCGAGCGGACACACGAAGAGCTCCCGATCTATGACATGCCGGAGGGGCGGAACGGAGGAATTGACAATGCAGGACAAGAAACACGGAACGATGCCGCGGGGGCTGAGCTTGCCGACGCTGCCGAAAGAAGCACACCAGGCGAGGTCAACGCAGCGCGTGCACTATCTGATGGAGCTGCCGAACGGGGAGAGCGCCGGGGTAACGGAAGAGAATCTGAGCGCATTCCTCGAGAAGTACGGAACGTCGGCGGAGAAGACGGAAACGCGCTGACGGTACAACAGCGGCTTACGGTATCCGGTATCTCACAATTCATCAGCCCGCGGGAGGCCAACGTGCCGAACGGCGCAAGCAGCGATAACACCGTCACCATCTTTGACGAGGCGGACTGGGACCAGGAACTTATCGGCGCGGCGGACTGGGCAAAGTCCAAGGGCGTGAAAAAGGTGACGGCGCTGCTGGGCGTCATCAAGGTTGAAAAGGACGGGAAAACCGGCAGAATTTTCGGCGCGTTCAACGCCGACACGGGCGAAATTTTCGTCAATGCCGGTTCAGTGCAGCGCAGCGTGAGCGAGACGATCGAGCATGAAACGGCGCATTATCTGGCCGAAGTGGCGAGGCGCGAGAACGTCAAGACGTTTATGCGCGACGTTCAGAGCCGGTACAGCAGCGAAGAGTGGGGCAAGGTGTACGATGCCTACTTTGACCGCTATGCAGCGCTGACGGGCGACTACGCGGGAATGAGCGAGAGCGATATCGAGCTCTATGTGTGGGAAGAGATCATGGGCGACGCCTATGCCGAGATCGACCAGTATGACGAAAAGGCGAGCCGATTCAACCGAGAGGCCGAAAGCGCGCTGTCGCAGAGCGGACAGGAAAGTGAAAGTGCCTTACATGGCGAACGCGCGCTGGGCGCGGTGGAACAAGGCCGCGAGACCGCGGCGGCGACGGAACGCAGGAGAGGACCGCCTGAGAAATACAGCGTCCAACGCACGCAGGATATCCCGTATCAAGAGCAGATTGACGCATTCTACGAGGGCGATTTGAAAACCGTTGGCAGAAGCGACGATATTTATGTAACAGGCGCCGACGGCTCACCGGATGCGCTCGGGCTCGGCGGCAAGCCATTCTTCATGCTCAAGCGCAATTTGCAGAAGATCACCAGAAAAGAGGGTGCGAACAAGAACTATTCCGCCCACGGGATTGGGGAAGATATCATTCGCGACCTGCCGGATATGCTGAAAGATCCTGCAATGATTATTGTCGAGGGCGACCGCATTTCGGTCATTCCCGGGCGCACAGTCGATACAGCGCGCGAAAAAGCCGCCCCGCTCTTGATCGGGGTCAACCCGAACGGAAGCGTGGACGGCAGAAGCGCGTATGAAATTAAAACCATGTATGGCAGAGAGGGCTTTGCGGACTGGATAGGCCTGCGCGCGAAGGACAGCAAAATCATTGCCGGAAACAAAAATAAGGCCACAGCGTTACTCCGCAATGTCGGTATTAAAATTACCGAGCCGGTGGCATACGCTGCTGACCTTACGAGCGCGATTTTATCACAGAGCCAGGGCGATGTCAAGTCGCCGACGTTGGGCGACGAGATCCACAGGCAGATCATGGGCGAAGAAAACGAGCCAAGCCAAATGCCGCCTGGCAACCGAGTATTAAAGTCCTCGGAGCTGCAAGCAAAGGTTAAGCTCGATGACAGCAGTGTATCAGACGGCGGCGGGAACGTCAAGCCGAAGACGCGGTTTTCGCTGGATGAGCCGGTCGAGGAGACGAAGACGCTCGTCGCCATGCACAACATGACCGAGGAGAAGCTGCGCCGCACGCTGGACATCGGCGCATGGCCCGCGCCCTCTATTGCCATTGTCAAGGCGAAAGACGGGCACACCAACTATGGCGAGTATTCCGCCGTCTTTCCGCGCGAGACCATCGACCCGCAGAGAAGCAGCAAGAACAAGGTCTACGGAGGGGACGCCTGGACGCCGACGCGCAGCAACGCGCGCGTGGAATACGAGGTCGACCAGAGCAAGGCGAGAGCGCTCGAGCGCGAGATCGACAGACTGTCGAGCGAGTTCGCGGGCGGCGCGTTCCAAAATAGCAGCGTTATCGGAGCGGCGGGCGTGAACGAAGAAACCGAATTGAGCCTTGATGACATCGCCGAACGTCTCGCGAAATACCCGGCCGTGCAGGCTGCATACTTACAGAGCAAGGGCGAATCGCTCGAACCCGTCTACAAGGAAAAGAAGTTCGACAGCCTGGGCAACGACGTGTTGCGCCAGTATATCGACCGCGTGGGCATGCAGGAAGTGGCACGGCTTTACGCGGAGATGGAGACGGGCGGCAGGCTCGACGAAAGCGCACTGAACGCTGCGCGTGAGGTCATCGTGGACGACTGGGCAAAGCGGAACGCGCGGCTGCTTGAGCGGAGAGCGGAGAACCGGGACAAGCTCATCGCCGTGCAGAAAAACAGGCTGGAAGACTGGCGCATTGAAAAATTTATCCGAAACGCCGAGGCGTATATCGAGCAGAACGGTACGAGCGGCGACGAGGTCGACAAAGAGGCCACGTCGGCAAAGATGTACAGCATGATCGCGGCGGGCGGAAGCTGGGGCGACGCAGAAAAGACCGTGCAGCAGTGGGTGAGACCGCGGCTGGACGGGATGCTCGGGAAGCCGGGTATCTACAACGGAAAAGACCCGTACACGGAAAACGGCAGAAAGCCGTTCAAGGAGACGCACTGGGACTATACGGCGGAAAATATTGTGCGCGCGATGAACAATGCGAGTGACCGCGGCGAGGGCATGTGGGGTCTGACCGGCGGGACGCTCACCGCAACGTCGGCACCGCAGTATGACAGCGTCGATGCGATCCACGCGGACGAAGAGAGACTGCGCGCAGAGAGCGATGACGTACATGAAAAGCGGCTGCGCGACCTCGACATCGAGATCGACCGCGTCGTGGACGATCTGCTGCGAAGCACAAAGGCACACAGCGACAGCGAGTACGAGGAGCGGCACATCCTGGAAGATGTGCTTGCGGAAGCTGCGAAGGGTGAGCATTCTCCGGCGGCGATCAAGCGGTCGTTTGCAAAGGACGGCTATGCCATCAAAGACGGGAATGCGAGGTCGATCATGCGGCTATTCGACATTGCCGCGAAGATCCCGGTCGGCTACTTCGAGGCCAAGCCGCAGCGCGTCGTCGGCTTCGATGAAGCGCTTGCTGTTGTCGCGCCGGATGATGCGCCGGGCGACCTCTTGAGCGAGATGCGCGATGCGGGCATGAACGTCGTGGAGTACCGCGCGGGAGACGACGCAGACCGCCTTGATAAGATCAACAGCATCAAGAACGTGCGTTTCTCGGCGGGGGATGAAGACGGCGAGCTGAGCGAACAGCAGGAACAATCCTATGAAAAGACGGAGCGAGACGGTAAGCGCGGAGAGTATTTGCCGATCCCTGCGGAGTGGAAAACGAAGCTCGAGCGCGCACGGACAGCGGCAACGAACAACATCAAGCCGTCCGGCTTCGACAGCTACGATGCCTATCTCGATGCGCTGGACAAGCAGCGCGCGGCGGATCGGGCTGAGCGGCTGCGCGTCAAGAGCCGGGACGAATTCAAGGGCACAAAAGCGCTCGACGAGTTGGGCGTGAAAATCGCGAACAGTGCAGGCATCTACCACAACGCAGAACAACTCATTGCCAACGACAAGGCGGCAAAAAGCATTCAGAACGCAGCGAAGCGCGCCGAGCAGCGCTTGGGCGCGACGCGGCAGGAAAAGACCATCGCGCGAGACATTGCAAACGGCGAGCGCTCGATGGCAGATATCCCTCGCAGCGTGAAAAAGTCGCGCGTGCTTGAGCTCGTGGACTATTACACGGCACAAAAGGCGACGAAGACGGGGCTTTTGCAGCAGCAGCGCATCGAGATCAATGACGCGCTGCGCGAGCAGGCGCGCGAGCTCATCGGAACAGAAGCGCCGGAGATCAACCGAAAGGGTCTGAGAAAGCTCTTCGACCCGAGTAAAGGCCTTGTGCTTTACCATCGCACGCCGCAGCGCATTATGCGCGCTCTCTTTGGCTGGAAACAGGGCCAGCAGATCAACGAGGCTGTTTTCGAGCCGGTCTACGAGAACGAGCAGGAGCGCAAGCGCTTCATCAACCGCATGTTTGACGAGGCTCGAACCTTTGAAGGCGCGGACGGCAAGAAAAGCGCGCTGAACAAGGATGAGAGCGCCTTTGCGCAGAGATTGAAAGAGGGACGAACCGTCGAGGAGCTGGTTGAAAAGTCCGGCGCGGCGGAAAGCATCAGAGCGGCGGCGGAAAACCTGAAAAATGGCGCAGAGATGAAAGACGCCGCGCGGGAATTCAGCCTCGACAAAGGTTCGCGCGATCTGGCGCGGCAGTATGCCGACTGGCTGCAAACGCAGGATGACTACGCGGCGGCGAAGAACGTCGACCGCACGAAGGTCGAGAACGCGATCGAGAAATACACAGAGCTCTACGACAAACTCTATGCCGCGATCAACGACTTCCTTGTAGCGCACGGATACGAGCCCATCGGCTTTATCAAGGGATACGCACCGCACTTCCAGACGAGCGAGGCAAACGGAAAGCTCGAAAGCGCGCTCAAGGCGATCGGCGTCGACCTCGGCTCCGGCGTGGGCAAACTGCCGACGAGCATCGCGGGTCTGACGAAATCCTTCAAGCCGAACAAGCGGTACAATCCGTTCTTCCAGCACCGCAGAGGCGATGAGACGGACTACGATATCGTCAAGGGCTTCGAGACATACGTGGACTATGCGAGCGACGTGCTGTATCACACGGACGACATCATGCGCGTGCGTCAGATGGCAAACTACCTGAGGTCGACATTCGCACCGGAAGAGATGAAGGCGGACATCGACCAAATGGAGGCCATGCGTTACGCTCCGGCGGATGTGAAGGAAGAATACTTGCGCGATAAAAAGAAGATCACGGGTGATACCTTCCTGAGCTATGAGGACCTGACAAACCTGATGGAACAGTATACGGACGAGAAGTACCGCAGCATTGAGGACGCGACGGAATTCAGCGATCTTGTTTCGTGGCTGGATGACTACGCAAACAAGCTGGCGGGCAAGCAGCTTTTCGAGGACCGCGCAATGGAGCGCGAAGTCGGGCGCGAAGCGCTGAACGGCGCGAAGAAGCTCAACCGCATGTTCGCCCGCGCGAACGTGGCGGGGAACCTCTCGTCGGCACTGAACCAGACGGCGCAGCTGCCGATGATCGCAACCGAACTCGGCCAAAAATATACGTGGCGCGCTGTGGGCGACATCCTGAGAGGGAAGACGACCGGCATGAGCGCGTTTCGCGGGGAGAGCGACTTCCTGACGGAGAAGAGCGGCATTGACTATATCCAGAGCACCAAGGGTGAAAAAGCGATAGAAAAGCTATTCAGCCCGCTGGAAAAGGTCGATACTCTCGTCAGCACGATCGCTGTGCGCGGCAAGTACCGTATGGAGCTGGACGCGGGCAAGAGCCCGAAGGAGGCGATGAAAGCGGCGGACCGCTGGGCGCGCGATATCATGGGTACACGCTCGAAAGGCTCGGTGCCGCTGACGTTCCAGTCGAAAAACCTTATCGCACAAATGCTGAACATGTTCCAGGTCGAGGCGGCGAACACATTCGAGCACATCACGCAGGACCGGCTCGGCCCCGGCTTCAAGGAAATGGCCGCGAAGATCGGCGAGGATAAGGCCATTAAAAAGCTCGCAAGCGACGCCATTGCCTATATGCTGCTCGCATTCCTGCTCAACCGGTTGGACGAGGATGCCTACGGCGGAACGCCTGCGCCGTTCGATGTCCTCGGCATGGGGCTGAACGCCGTCGCGTCCGGCAACGGATTGACATCGAGCGACATGCTCAAGATGATCACCGACGATGTGACCGAAAACATCTTCGGCGAGCGCCTTTTCGACACCGATCCGAACGACATGAACGACGAGTTTGACGGCTGGTCGGCGGCGGAAGATACGCTATACAACATCAGCAACGATGTACCGTATGTGCGCAACGTGGCGGGCCTGATGGGATGGGGCGACCAGACGTTGCCGATGCCCGACATCGTTGGCGCAGCGGGGAAGACGAAAGACGCACTCAAGAACGCAGATAGTGCGGGCGAATTTTGGGCAGAGGTCGCGAAGCAGCTCGTGGGCCTCGCGGGCGACGCGCTTCCGGGCGGCCGCCAAGCCGAGAAAACCGCGCAGGGCATTGAAGCCGTTGCACGCGGCGGGTCCTACAAGGGGAGCGGTGACAAGAAGCAACTACAATATCCGGTGAATTCACCGCTGGAAGATCCGTTTGAAGCTCTGCGCGCGGCGCTCTTCGGTAAGAACGCGCTGAACGAATCACGTGTATATTGGGCAGAAGGCGGAAAGGCGCTGAGCGCATCACAGACAGCGCTCTATCAGGAACTCGTCGACAGCGGCATGAGCCGCAAGAAAGCATACGAGACCATCAGAGACTTCAACGACGCGACGGCCGACCTGGAAGCCGACAAGGACGAGAACGGCAATCCCGTCAGCGGAAGCAAGAAAGAAAAGGTCGTCGAGGCGATCAACAAGCTGCCGCTGAGCCGGAAGCAGAAAAACAAGCTCTATCTCAGTAAGAATTACAGCGAGAAAGACCTTGGCGAGATGCCGTGGAACTAAGAGAAAGACGAGGCCGAAAGGCCTCGTCTTTCTTTTGTTATTCGGGAGAGCTCCCGCGCCAGCGATACGCGCGGCGAAAGCCAAGAGAGAGCGCTTCATTTACAGTGGAGACATAGCGCTCGCCATCATCGCAGATTTGAACGTTATCATACTGCTGATCCATGGGCAAATGAAAAATCTTCTGCCCATCACGGCCGATATTGCACTTAATCCGCGGGTATTCGGCGAACGGAATGTTAGGGTATAGCTTGATACCAAGCCGTTCGGCGCAGAGCTTGGCAACGGGAGAAAAACCGTTTGTCGCCACGAAGGCACCGATGACATCAGCGTCGGGGTGGGAATATTGATATTCAAAGACGCTGCCAGCGAGCTGGAAAACATGATTCTCGTGAATAACCTTTTCCTTCGCCCAGCGCTTGCATTGAATCAGAATGACCTTTTTGCCGTGCTGCAAGATCAAATCCCGCCCCATGTCTTCTTTCTTCATTGTTGCGCCATAGTACCGGACGTGATAGCCACGCGATTCGCAGAGGTAACCGATGTAGCGCTCGTATTCAATGCCGACTTCCCAGTTGGTCTTGCTGCGCCTGATATAGCGGTCAAGTGCAAGCTGGTACTTTTCGGCAGTTGGGAGATCGCTCCATTCGGTGGGAGACAGATAGTCGCGCATGACCGCCCGCTCGTCATCATCGGACGGGTCATCGGACACATATTTGAACGCGTCCATCGGCGGAACCTCTTTGAAGTCGAGCAGCCAAGGGAAAAGCGATTCGTAGAAATTCAACTGATATTCTGACCGCTTCGCGCGGAGACGCCATTCGCGTAGCTCACCATGAATGAGTTTGTCCACCTCTCCGGCCTTTTGGCCCGCCGGACGGTTTTTATTGCGAAGATGCAGCACCCATTTTTCATCAAACGACTGATACAGATCAGCATAGTAAGACGCAAGCCACGGTTGAGACTGCACGCGCTCAGCATATATACGGTTAAGTGCTTCGTTTTTCTCACTAAGCCGTCTTTCTGCACGGCGCATTTGGTTTTCATATTCGAGGCATTTAGAGCGAGCTTCTTCTACGATTTTTTGTTGCGCATCTTGTGTCTTTCCGATTTCAAACGCCCGGGCCTCGCGGGCGTGTTTGACCGCACCGTCTAATACCTCGCATTCGCCTTTAAGCCTATCTCGCTGAAAGGACAGACCGACGATATCGCGCTTGGCGGCAGAAGTATCTGCGCTTAAAAGCAATCCAGCCTCGAGAGCGAGGCGAATCATGTGTTTGCACGGCTGTCTGCGGTTACGAAAGTCAGGACAATCACACTCGTAAAGTGTGGCGCGGTATGTCTCACCGCTCGAGGAATGGATGGATGCAGAGATATCAAAGGGAGATTCAATCTGCATCTCCTGCGTCAATGCAGAAGTCAGTCGTTCGTAAGGGAAGGGAACGCCATGCAACGCTGAAAAAGCGGGAGTGTTGGACAAATATGAACGATTCGCGATATCGCGCACAGTTTCGACCGCTCGGGCGCGGACCTGGTCGTTGATGTGCTGTTCACGATAGTCTAAGTTACGAGAGCGCATCTGCAAGCTCTCTTCTATGCGATTTCGCCGGTCCTCAAGCGCACGTTCTCTGCCCTCAAAAGCGGAATTAAGAGAAGACTCTTTTTTTCTCAAATCGGCGTCTTTTGCATCAACAGAACGCTCACGGTCAGAAAGAGACTTTTTACGAGACACAAGGGAGAATACCCACTTCGCCACGAACAGCGCAATGATCGTCCAAAGCCAGTAGGACGACAGAAAATCGAGCAGGCCCACAATATCCCTCTTTCTTTTTTATTTCGGCGGGAGTATAGGAACACCATATCGGAAAAACAGCGGTTTGTCAAATAAGAAGGGAACGAGGAAAGTTTCTCTTCCATTTTTGAAGACTATGCAGTATAATGAGCCAATAGTCAGTTTGATGACGAGGAAGATTTGTTACTAACGGATTAGAACTGTCAATAATGCTGGATTCGAAAAAGCGCGAAAAACAAGGGAAATCGACCCTGCTTCAATGGAAGATGTACGAATTACGCAAAGAATGAGAACTGAGCTTAATATTTCATTATTTTGTCTGCCTCACCGCAGACGCGAAGAAAGGAATGGATCATATGGCTGAGGAAGTCAAGACTGCCGCCGCTGAGGGCGAATCCGGCAGCAAAAATTTTATCGACGCCTTCATCGAAGAAGACATCGCGGAGGGTGGGCGCTTCCAGGGCCAGCAGGTCCACACCCGTTTTCCGCCGGAGCCGAACGGCTATCTGCACATCGGCCACTGCAAGGCGCTGACCATCGACTTTGGCACCGCTGAGCGCTTCGGCGGCCTTTGCAACCTGCGCATGGACGACACGAACCCCACGAAGGAGGACGTCGAATTTGTCGACGCCATCAAAGAGGACATCCACTGGCTGGGCTTCGACTGGGGCGACCGTTTCTTCTACGGCAGCGACTATTTTGAAAAGGACTACGAGTACGCTGTCGAGCTCATCAAAAAGGGCCTTGCCTACGTCTGCGACCTGACGCCCGAGCAGGCGAGAGAGTACCGCGGAGACATCGGCAAGCCCGCCATCTCCCCGTACCGCGACCGCGATGTAGAGGAGAACCTCGACCTCTTTGAGCGCATGAAAAACGGCGAGTTCCCTGAGGGCAGCCGCACGCTGCGCGCAAAGATCGACTTAGCCTCCGGCAACTTCAACATGCGCGACCCTGTTATTTACCGCATCCGCTACATGCACCATCACCGTCAGGGCGACAAGTGGTGCATCTACCCGATGTACGACTTTGCGCACCCCATTCAGGACGCGCTCGAGGGCATCACGCACTCGCTGTGCTCGCTCGAATTCGAGGCGCACCGCCCGCTCTACGACTGGGTGGTGAACAACGTTTCCGTGCCCAATAAGCCGCGCCAGATCGAGTTTGCCCGCCTTGGCATCGATCACACGGTCATGTCGAAGCGCAAGCTCAGAAAGCTCGTCGAAGAGGGCATCGTCTCCGGCTGGGACGATCCGCGTATGCCGACGCTGTGCGGCCTGCGCCGCCGCGGCTTCACGCCTGCGTCCATCCGCAGCTTCTGCGACCGCATCGGCGTTGCCAAGAGCGCGAGCGTGGTCGAATACAGCTTCCTTGAGCACTGCCTGCGCGAGGACCTCAACGAAAAGGCCGAGCGCACGATGGGCGTGCTGCATCCGGTGAAGCTTGTCATCACGAACTATCCCGAGGGCAAGAGCGAGACCGTCACGGTCGAGAATAACCCGACCGACCCTGCGTCCGGCACGCATGAGATCACGTTCTCCCGCGAGTGCTGGATCGAGGCCGACGACTTCATGGAAGTCCCCGTGCCCAAGTACAAGCGCCTGACGCCGAACGGCCCCGAGTGCCGCCTCAAGGGCGCGTACCTCATCACCTGCACAGGCTGCAAGAAGGATGAAAACGGTAACGTCGTCGAGGTCTACGCCGAGTACGACCCGAACTCGCCGGGCGGCGATCCCGCCGACGGCCGCAAGGTCAAGGGCGCGACGATCCACTGGGTCGACGCCGCGACCGCGCTGGACGCCGAGGTGCGTGTTTACAGCGAGCTGTTCAGCGACCCCGCACCCGACGGCGCGGACAAGGATTTCCTTGCCTGCATGAACCCCGATTCGCTCGAGGTGCTGACCGGCTGCAAGGTCGAGCCGCGCATGCGCGACATCGCCGCGGCGTACGACAAGACCGAAAAGAAGGGCAAGACCGCGCCGAACTTCCAGTTCATGCGCCTTGGGTATTTCTGCCTTGATAACAAGGATTGCTCCGAGGATCATCTGGTGTTCAACAGATCTGTGACGCTGAAAGACAGCTTTAAAAAATAAATCTGCACCGGTGCAGGGGCGGAAATTTCCGCGCTGCGCGGAAACGGGCAAATAAAGGGGGATACTCTCTTTTCGAAGAGAGTATCCCCCTTTAAATCCCCCGAGAGAAAGACGAGGGGAGGACCCCTCGACCCCCGACATTGGCAGTTTGTAGCTTGAATGACTGCACGCGCTGCGCAATGTAAGTGCGGTGTACATGGCTTCGCCATGAATCTCTGCGATTCGTTACCAGTCGCAACCGCGCCTTACTATCGTGAGGCGCGAGTGACGGTAGTTGGGCGGCAGACTGCGTGCGAGCGGCATTGCTGCGCTCGCCGCGCTGGGGATTTTTTTAGTTTTCTGCTGAATCGGTACTGCCGATAGGCTCGTCGGGGATGATATCATGTGTGATGACTTGTTCTTCTGCGTCTAACAGGGCTTTTTTCAGGACTTCACGGGCAAGAATGCCCTTGCCCTCATCGTAAAGATCGATGGCTTCGCTCATGGAGCGTACCATCAGGTGGTAGAGACTTTTATAAGTTGTCATAGTGCATCCCTCCTTGATGGCATTCTACCGCATTGTGGAGATATACACAATACTTGTTTTTCGCTTTGCTCCATATAATAGGCTCGTAAGAAGGTGGGGTGAGGACAATCATCAGTTACGAGCCTTTATGGAAAACGTTGCAGGAAAAAGGTATTTCGCAGTATTATCTGCTGCAAAATGGGCTTGACAATAAGACTTTGGATTCGCTGAAAAAGGGAAAGAACATCACACTGCTGACGCTGGAAAAGCTCTGCAAACTGATCGACTGCACCCCAAACGATATTATCGAATTTATCTGA